ATTATAGTGGTGGAAAGTTTCACAACTCCCCACCACTATTGTCCCATGTCTGTCCAGCCGCTGCCTGCTTTGACGGTTACTAGAAAACCATCTTGGTGCGGAGGTTTTGGAATGAGTAACCCCGTCCATCTCTTGCTACATTCCGAATAGCCCTGTTCAGGCTTTCGGTCTGGGCATTTGTGCGGTCATCACCAGTAAAATCAAAATAGGCAAATATTTGAGGTTCCCAGTTCCTTATCATGGTGATAAAACCGTTGTAGGCAGTTATTCCCAACTGCTCACACTCAACACACCATTCATCGAACATCTTCAACGCCTCGCTTTTGGTCTTGGCAAAAGCGTATATGTTGCGAAATGACTCTTTGAGTTGATATGGTATATCAAATTGAGGATAAGCGGCAAGAAGCACATCCAATGCTCGTTTTTGCGTAGGGGTAAGTTCCTCACTGGATTTAAGTAAAAGGAAGCGATTGTGTTTGAGGCTTACTCGTGTCTTGGTATCCTTGATGCTTTTGCAGAGGCCAGCACGGATGCTGTCGAGAGACCGGGACAGTTCTTTGATAACATGAAAATGATCGATGATGACAGGGATGCCCGGGAAAACGCTTTGCACCGCATCGTAATAGGGTCTCCACATATCCATTGTCACATAACATAAGTTCTCTGGGTTTTCCAGACGCTTCAACACATCAATGACAGCATTCTTAGAACGTTCCTCCGACAACTCGATGATTCCGCCATTTTGCCTATCAACATTTACAAATACACCATAATAGGCATTGTTTAGATGTACTTCGTCGATGCCCAGGACACGAGGCGTTACGAAATGATATGCGGTCCACAGTTTCTCGCCCTGTTCCTCAAACAACCCTTGTACCGTAGAGACCGAGACATTATACCGCCTTGCGATTTGAGTAAAGGTCATGTCGCCAAATACGTCCCTTTGGATGCTCTCAACCATTCTCCGGGTCATTTGTCCACAGATAGATGCGTATTCTTCACGCACAGTCTCCCCACAATCCTTGCAGCGATATGACTTACCCTTGACGACGATACCCACACGATGTCCAAACTCATCTAAGTCTTTTACCTTTCGTTTGGCGTCCTTGTGAATATGCAGCTTGCCGCCACAGGCCGGACAGTCCGCTATTCTTTCCTTGGGTTCTACCGTGTACAAAATGTCCCCGGTTTCAGATTCCTTCCTACTGATTACGGTGAACTCAGGCAACCCGATATCTTTGAAAGAGTGACCATCAACTTCTGTCACTCCCATAAATACACCTCCCGAGCCTTTGGTTGGTAAGGTTTATTATATCACAAAGCTGCCAGAATGACCACCCTTTTTTGAAAAGAAAACCACCTTTTTTCAAAAAGTTCTATATTGTATAGTAACGATACTTCAATACAAAATGCCAGTTATCGAGCAGAAAACCACCAATAAAAATAAAGTCGATTTTGATTTGAACCGACTTGACAAATCAAAAACCACCATTTTTTCTAAATACCCAAAAAAATAAATGCGGGAAAACTCTTTTCGAGTTCTCTCGCATTTATTCTAATTATTCAGCCATAAAGGTGAACACAGCGAAAGTGAAAAATTTCATGACACCTCGACAACTGAATAGCAACGCAATATTCTGCGCTGCTGAAGACAATAAAAACACCCGAGGCTGGTTATCTTAACCTGCCTCGAGTGTTTCTCATTTCCCGTATTTCTCTTTTAGGCTCTGGTGTCCCTGTTGGTCGCGGCGGCGCAGCTCCTCTGCCGAAAAGATCTTCCACTGGGGCCCCTCATCGTTCAGGTTCAGATGCGCGTAAGATTCCGGATAATACCGCTCCGGGTCAAAAGTAAAGTCCTTTGCAACAAGCCGCTGCCACATGCTCGGCTCATCAGGCAGGTCGATCTTGTCCACCTCGTAGCTCGTCAGCTCATGGGTAGTGTCGATCTTTCGCAGGAATTCCTCTGCGGTCAATTTCCCCTGAACATATTCCTCCCGTGCCAGCCGAGCATTCTCGCTCCACTGGTCGTACTGCTCGTAGTCCATGTGCATCAGGTTGGAACGGTCAGAAGGTGCCGCGTCGATCCACCGCAGCAGGCGGGAATACATTCTGTCCCGCAGCTTTTTACAGATCAGGAGCGCCTCATCCTCCGAAGTCTTATCCAGCCTTGCCAGATTCGCGCCACGCTGTTTGCAGCTCTGCCCATCGGTCACCCGGTCACAGTACCGGGTGGCCTTTTTCGTTTTCGGGATGAAATAGCCCCAGCAGTAGTCACATCGGCAGACCCGCTGGTTGTCCTGCTCGAAGTAGAGCGCCAGCACCAGCATCCGCAGCTCCATCAGGCTGCGAAGCCGAAACGACCGTGGTTCTTCCAACTGCGGCAGCTTTGCCGGATCGCAAATCCGCGCAATGTCGGCATAAGCCGCCCGCAGGTTTTCATACTGCTCCGCCGGTGTCATTCCTGCTGTGCTGTCAAATGCGACCTCCATGATATTCCGAAGATAATTCTGTACACGCAACGGTTCCTCCATCACCCGCAGGATCTCCTGTCCAGCAGCCAGCAGAAACATCGCCGTGCCGTCATCCTCTGCCTGCAAAGTCCGGTGCAGAATGTCCGTCACAACAAATCCGCTCACAGGATCGATCTCACACAAATCTGGTGTCAGCAAAATCGCCTCCGCAGCAAAGTCCTCTAAGTCGCTCACAGGAATATCGATCCGCTCCTCAAACAGAGGATGCTCGTTCCGCAGCCACCGCACCACTTTGCGGTAGCCGGCATAGTCCAGTTCAGAAAAGGCGATCAAGGTCTCCGCGGGAGTCAGTTCAGGCATCTGCGTGATTGACCCATCATCACAAAGCAGGATGGAATAACGTCCATCGCCCACCTCCATCAAGTACAATTCCGAAGCCATGCCGATACCTCCTCAAAGATCACTTTCTGATGTAAGCCGCCTTGAAATTATTCTAACATAAAGTTGAACACAGCGAAAGTGAAAAGTTTCATGACACCTCGACAACTGAATACCCGCAGCCGGAGTGCTTACACCGTGAGGGAAGCAGCGCCAAGATCCGCAAGGGGGAGCGTGCCGACACGGGACAACGCCGCAGAAAGTCTGGGGCAGGAAGGTGTACGGTGTGCGGCCAATCAAAATCAAAACAAAAAAGAAAGGAAAATCAAAAATGAAATCATCTGTCTACAAAAGCTACGATGAACTTGCCGCTGTTCCTCAACTCAGATCTTGTTGCAAAAACACTCGGTATCGCTCCGTCCAGTGCATATGAACTCATGCACAAAAAAGATTTTCCCACTCTGTATATCGGCAACCGTATGGTCGTTCCGAAAGAAAAGTTCATCCAGTGGGTGGAGGAGCACACGAAGGGCGGTGCCATTACATGAGAAGAACGAAACCTCCCGTTGGATGGGAGCATGTGAAAAACTGCTTCCCCGTCCCCAACGAGCTTCTCGATTTCGATTTGCCCGGTGGATCAATCGCTGTCTACATCTTCCTGCTGCGTCATGCAGACCGAAGGACTGGCCAGTGTCATCCAAGTACTGCGACTATGGCTAAAAATCTTCACTACTGCCGAAACACCGTCGCAAGCTATGTCCGACTGCTGGAGGAACGCGGGCTCATCGTCACGGAGCATACTAAAATCATCACAAAGAACGGCATCAAGAAAAACGGCAGCCTGCTCTACACGATAATCCCCTTACAGAAAGTCATGGAACAGCACCACGAACAGCAGTTCAATGCATTAGAGCGTGCAGCAGAGCGGCGGAAGGCGCAGGCAAAGCTGGCAGAGCAGCTCGGTGCATAAAAACGAAGTGTGCTTTTCTCTGCACTCTGTAATCACGGTCGACCAAAACCGTGGAGTTCCTCAGTGCAGAGAAACAGCAATGGGATCACGCAGGCTCTCCGCGTTCTTTGGGAGTACATCCGACCAAGGCCAAAAAACGGCAAAGTTTGCCGTTCTGACACCCGGCCACGCAGGGTTTCCGAACCGCGCAAAACGCTCCGAGGGTAGTGATACCACCCCCCGTCCGAAATGCCCGTGTTTCGCCGTGTAAGCCGCTGTGTGCGCGGTTAGGGGCTGGGGTGGCGTGTGTACCCACCGCAGCCCCTTGAAACGAGCGTTGCGGCGTTTTTGGGCGATGTGTGAAAGGGCCCGGTGCATCCTGCTCCGACAGTGGGAAACCGAGCCTTTTGGGATGGATGTTTCCCTCCCGGCCATGCCCCGTTTCGGAGGGTTTCGCCTCTTATTTGCCCGTTCGATAAAAGCACAAGATAAAGGGCCGCAGTCGCTTATGCGTGCGGCCCGCCCACAAAGCCCCGCAGTGCGGGGCTTTCCGGGGTTTTGAAACCGCAGTCTAAGGTGCACCTTGCGAGGCGTTTTCGCAGTCATAGGTGAACGTCAGGCACAGAAAAGGCCCGTGGCGGCGGACTTTTCAAGGTGGACGTTCCGCAGGTGGTTGAGAAATTCGCCGTTTTCAACCACTCGAAAAAGTGCTCTTTGAGCAGCGGCAATTTTCGGAGGAAAACGGGTATATTTTGCGCCGCTGTAGTCAATGAAAGGGCTTCTTGACCGTTCAAAAATCGCACCGCTGTAACCAAAGAAGAACGCCTCCGGCAGCGCAGAAATTGCGCCGCCATAGACAAAGATAGGGCATCCCCTTCAAATGATAACTTTTTGATAACAGTCCGGTTTTCCGATAGCTTTGTCCCCTTGGTTACGGTATTGTTCGTTGTCGAAAGGGGCTGATACCATGCCGAAAAGACGAGCAAACGGCGAGGGGAACATCCGAAAAAGAAAGGACGGCCGATGGGAGGGGCGGTACACTGTCGGCCACGATCCGGAAACCGGAAAGGCCATCATCAAGAACGTGCTGGGTAAAACGCAGGCCGAGGTCAAGGAGAAGTTGAAGAAAGCCATCGAGGAAAACGTCGGCATCGACTACGGGCGGGCCAAGACCTACACGGTGGGAACATGGCTGGAGGTCTGGATGGAGAACTACGCCAAGGTGAAACTCAGACCGTCCACGTTCAAGACCAGCCAAGGTTTTCTGAAAAACCACATCAAGCCGCAGATCGGCAGCGTTCCGCTGGCAGACCTAACCTCTCTGGACTTGCAGAGATTCTACAAACACCTGTTGGACGGCGGGCGAGTAGACCGCATTGAGGCCAAGAAAAAGCCGAAAGGTCTGGCCCCAAAGACTGTCCGCAATATCCACCAGATGATCGGCTCGGCGTACAACCTCGCCATGGAGCAGAATTTGGTGAGCAGGAATCCAACGCAGGGCTGCGCCCTGCCAAAGGTGGAGCACAAAGAGATGAAAACCCTGACCGCCGACCAACTCAGTGCTTTCTTCCAGGAGGCCAAAGACAGCGGCGTGTACGAGCTCTACTACCTCGACCTCGCTACCGGACTGCGGCGGGGCGAACTGCTGGGACTAAAGTGGACGGACGTCGACCTCGACCGTGGCATACTGAAAATCCAACGGGCCATTTCCCGGCAAAACGGCAAGGTGGTAGAAGCCCCACTGAAAACGAAAAACGCCTACCGCACACTGCCGCTGTCGGCAGACGCGATAAGCGTTCTGAAAATGCAGAAATGCAAAGTTGGGAACAGCGAATGGGTATTCCCGTCCCCCGCCGGAGGCCCTATGTCCCCGGACAGCGTGCTGCATATGCTGCAAAGAGTGCTGAAACGCGCGGGGCTGCCCCGCATCCGATTCCACGATCTCCGTCACACCTTCGCGACCATGGCCCTGCAAAACGGCGTGGACGTCAAGACCGTCAGCAGTATGCTCGGGCACTACTCCGCGGGCTTTACGCTGGACACCTACGCCCACGTCACCACTGACGCCCAACTCAAAGCCGCCCAGACCATGGGGAGTATCCTATCCCGTGCCGTTTGATGGTTTCCGCTATCCGCTCCCGTTGGGGTCAGCGTTTGGGTCAGAAAAAAGCAACACCCAAAAAACGGAACTTATGAAAAGCAAAAGTCCTCGAAATCAGATGATTTCGAGGACTTTTGGTACACTCAGACTCCCCAAAATCGAACCCTGTCGCTTCTTCGGCGGCGGGGTTCTTTTCTACCCGGAAAGTCTTGGTTTTGCAAGAGGTTAGGTTATATGCGGTAGTGATTTTATACCCGTCAGGTTCGTCCCATACTGTAACGGAGTTGACGAGCAAATCAATGAGCCGCCTGCGGAAGTCTTCGTCTTCGATGTTTCCGTATTTGAACTGACTCAACCAGAATACGATTTGGTCACGGTCAATTCGGTAGACAAATTTTTCCTCAGCTTTGATTTCTTTGTTGAGGGTTTTCTTTTCGTGTTCGAGCTGGACAAGCCGGTTCATCAATGTCTCGGAAGCAATACCCTTTTCGATGGCGGCAGTGATATTTGTGATTGACTTTTCGACCTCCGATAACTGAGCGGTCAACTGCGGAATGTGCGTGTCGTTTATTAAATCCTGTTCACTCTGTCGGATTGCCATGTCTGCGATTTCATCAATGAGCTGATCGGTCAAAAGGTTGAGAGCGTCACGGGCTACTATCCCTTCGATGTAATCTTTTTTCAAAGGCCGCTTATCACACCCAAGTTTTCTCTTTTTCGTGTAGCAGGAATAGTAGTGGTAGACCTTGCCGTGCCTACCGGCTCCGCTTTCACCGTTCATAGAAGCCCCACAATGACCGCAGAACAGCTTTCCAGACAAGAGGTAATCTACCTTAGCCTTGCCCCTTGCTGGGGCTGTGGCGGTCTTAGAAAGCCGCCGCTGTACCGTTTCAAACAGCTCCTTGTCAATGATGGCTGGAATACCATTTTCGATGACAATATCCTTGTAGGTATAAGTGCCGATGTAACGAGTGTTACGGAACATGGCCTTAAAGCTGCTGCGGTTGAACTCCGTGTTTTTGGCAGTCTTATATCCGGCAGAGTTAAACTTTCGGCAAATGTCAGCTACGCTTTCGCCGTTGGCGTAAAGAGAGAACGCTTCTTGAACGATGTGGGCGGTGTCAGGGTCAACGACCAGCTTGTGATTTTCCACCTTGTACCCAAGGGGAATATGACCGCCTACACTGTGGCACTTCAAGGCAGACTCACGCATACCTCTCGTGACCTTCTGTGACAGCTCGGCAGAGAAAAACTCAGCCATACCCTCTAACACGGACTCCAAGATGATACTCTCAGGGCTGTCGGTAAGGTGTTCTGTGGCGGAGAGGACTTTCACGCCGTTCTTCCGCAGACGCATTTTCATAATTGCGCTATCGTTGCGGTTACGAGCAAAACGGTCGAGCTTCCAGACGATGACATATTCCCAATTCTGCTTTGCGCTATCCGCAACCATTTCCATGAGGTGAACCCGCTTTTCCACATCTTTGCGAGCGGTCGTTGCTCGGTCAACATAGATGGCTACAATGCGGTAGTGGTTTGCTTTACAGAAGGTGCGGCAGTCACGAAGCTGCCCTTCGATAGACTGGTCACTCTGGCCTGTGGAGCTATACCGAAGATAAAGAGCAACATCTTGATCGCCGTTGTAAAGCGTATATGGGTCTTCTTGAAATTGAGAGATTTCTTCCTCTGTCAGACAGGAGAGGTCGATTGGAAATTTTTTCATGCAAATCTCCTTTTTAACTCCATGACTCTACCGACAAAGCGCAATCGTCCAATTTCAACACCGCCAAAAACACGGGGAGGATAGTGTGGGTTAAAAGAGCGAAGGGTCACAGTATCTTCATCAATGCTGATTTTCTTAACAAATCCTTCTTCGTCATCAACAATGACAACCATAAGAGTATCTGTTTCAGGAGGTGTGTCTTTTTTAACCAGCACTAAATCGTGATCGTCTAAGACTGGCGACATACTATCCCCGTCCACTTGTAACCAGAAACAATCGTCACAGTCATATTCGGGGTCAACTTGTTCATACCCCAATGCTTCTTGCTGAGCGATGACACCTTTTCCTGCGGACGCATGACCAAAAATAGGTCGCTTGCAATTCTTTTCATAAGGTTCGGTGGTCAAACCAACAGAGGACAAGTGAAAGAGAGGGTCGTCAGTTTCACCTTTCAAATACTCAGCCGTTGTTCCAAGATTGATAGCGAGAGTTTTCAAGTCTTCATTTGAAATCATGCGGTCAGGCTTTTTATCTACATCATTCAAATAATATTTGGGGCGGTTGATAAGTTTGCAAATATAGGTGACGCTTTTCCCTTGTTGTTTAGCTAAATCTCTAATACGACTTGTGTTCATAAATACCTCCTTCAAAAAAAATATCCTACTTTTTTAGGATTTGCTATTGACAATCCTACAAAGGTAGGATATACTTTGGATTGTGAACAAGAGATTTTGACAACAAAAACCCGACCCCCGAAAGGTTTTCTTTTTTCGGCGGTTGCTGTGGTCAATGGTTTAATTGTTTGGCAAGTAAATTGTACCATTACGCCCACTGGTTGTCAATAAATATTGTTCTCAATTCAAAGAAAGGAGAGGTTTTGTGAAAGAGCGTGAGAAAATTCGCTATCGCCTGAGCATCAATCACCTGTCGTTTGCATGGCTGATTGATATGCTCCGAAAGCGGGGGATTGAAACGAACGGCCCTGTCCTGAGTGCAATTCTCGCAGGGACTCGTAACGGCCCTTCTGTGGACAAGATCATCGCTGAGTCTATCGACATTCTGGACTGGTACGAGCGGCAGATTGGCGGTGTGTCATGAGCGACAGTGCATTTGCCCCGGAAGTGCGAGGACAGGCCAAAGCGTTCAGCTCACTCCTTGCTCGATCTGTCCGAGAGTTTTTCAAGGACGAAACGAACCGCAAGCAGTTCGAGAGCTGGTACGAGCAGAAGTACGGAACACCGTATCAATGGAAACCTATGGTTTGGAGGAACAGATAATGAAAAAGGTATTTGGTGTGTTGGCATTTCTTTCGTTTTTCTACCTGTTGGGTGTAGTTGGTGCGGTGGAGCAAGACACGATGGCTCTCGGCGCAGGCATGGTTCGTATGGGTATCGGCCTTGGCTACTTCTGGTTGTTCTGTGAGCTGTCTGGTGCGTTTTATCCCGCCCCGCCGAGAAAAAGAAAGAGCCGCTGACGGAACTGGTACTTCCATCAACGGCAAGCGTAAAAGCTCAATCTGATTATATCAGAACCTATCATTTTGTAAAGGAGAACTTTATGAATAGCACGATTGCGAAACTCGCAGACGAGTTCGAGAAGATGGAGAAAACCATCGCTTCTCAGAAGAAGATGATCGAAACCCTTATGCCTACGGGCTATGTGGATACCGATACCGTCAAACTTCACCTTAATTCTGTGTATGGTGTCATGTTCGGCGGTCGCCCCTCCCTGAAGCGCTATAAGCTGGAAGACTGTTCTTGGGACGAGATCAATATGTATTCTTCCATCGGCCTTGCTGACAAGGTGTTCGAGGTCGGTGACACCAAGAAATTCCGTCTGGCTGATGGCTCTTACCTGACTGCCCGTATCATCGGGTTCAACCATGACTACGCTGAGGACGGCAGTCTGACCCACATCACCTTTGAAACCGTTGAAACCCTTGACGGTGACATTCCCATGAATGAGAAGTCTACCAACGAGGGCGGCTGGGACGCTTCCTACCTCCGTGCCAAGCTCAACGGCAACTTCTTCGAGAAGCAGCTTCCTGCTGATCTGAAAGCGGTCATCAAGCCCGTGGTGAAGATCACCGCAAAGAGCGGTAAGAACGAAATGCTGGTTCCTTCCGTTGACAAGCTGTTCGTTCTTTCTGAGCAGGAGGTCTTCGGTCGCAAGATTTATTCCTGCGGCGGTGAGGGTAAGTGGTACGAGTGGTACAAGCGAGAGAACACGCCCTACGGCAAGTGCAAGCAGAATGGTGAGAGGGATTGGAGATGGGAGCGTTCTCCTTATTCCGGCGGCACCGGCACCTTCTGTTATGTGAACTACTGCGGCGGCGCCAACTATGACGGCGCCAGCCACTCCGGTGGCGTGTCCTTCGGCTTCTGCATTTGATCGGGTATCTCGTAAATCCCGCCCCGTCAGGGGCGGTGAAAGGAGTGAAAACATGAATGTCAATCGCAAGGTTGGCACTGGCTTTGAAAGAGACTTATGCCTGAGCCTGTCGGGTTGTGGCTTTTGGGCGCACAACCTCGCTCAGAATAGTCAAGGTCAGCCGTTCGATGTAATTGCGGCTCGAAACGGTGTCAGCTATCCCATTGACTGTAAGGATTGTTCCAAGAACATTTTTAAGATGGAGCGTATCGAAGAAAACCAGTTTTCCGCCATGTCTCTTTGGGAAGAAACGGGAAACGGAGAGGGGTGGTTCGCTCTCCGAATGATGAACGGAGCTGTGTACTTTCTGTCCTTCACGGTGATACGCAATCTGTTCTTAATGAAGACCGTTCTCTCTGCGTCTGAAATCAGACAGTTCGGTATCACACTCGGAGAGTGGGTGTCCCAATGCAAGTAACTGTTGGCAACCAACTCCGAATTGAGAACCCGTCTGAGCAGTTGCTTACATGGTGCAAGAAGCAGCTTATCCTTCCCAATCCTGAGTACGCCAAGAAAGTCCGTATGCACTTTTGGGTCGGCAACACCCCTGAGAAGTTGTACCTGTTCCAATGGGACGGTGACACACTGGTTCTTCCCTACGGGTGCTTGAATGATGTGTTGGCGATGGACGATTGCCACATGAAGGTCAATCTTCCTACACCTACCGAGGTGGACTTCGGTTGCACCATTCCGCTCTATGACTACCAAGTGGAAGCCAAGGAAGCACTGATAACTGCCTACTATGGTATTCTTCAAGCCCCTGCGGGGTGCGGTAAGACACAGATCGGAATTGCTGTTGCGGCAGATACAGGTCGAAGGACACTCTGGCTGACCCATACACGGGATTTGCTCGTACAGAGCAAAAGCCGAGCGGAGCAGTACATGAGTCCTTCTCTGACTGGCACGATCACCGAAGGTAGGGTTCAAATCGGTAAAGCAATCACCTTCGCAACGGTACAGACCATGTGCAACCTCGATCTGAGCCAGTATCGTGATGTTTGGGATTGTATCATCGTGGACGAGTGCCACCGTGTAGCCGGAACCCCAACCGCTATGACGCAGTTCTCAAAGGTGCTGAACGCTCTGGCAGCTCGACACAAGTATGGCCTGTCCGCTACGGTTCATCGAGCAGACGGTATGATTGCCGCCACCTACGCCCTGCTGGGCGGGATTGCCTATCAGGTGCCGGACGAAGCGGTGAAAGATAAGATCATGACCGTCAGCGTTCTACCCCGTGCCACACATCAAGGACTCAGCCGTGAGTTTTTGGACACGGACGGTACGATCATCTATGCCAAGTTGGTCAATTTCCTCGTTGACCGTTATCCCAGGAATAACTTGATTGTCGCTGACCTCGTAGCAAACCGAGATCACTACAATCTCATTCTCTCCGACCGGCTGACGCACTTGGAAACCCTGATGAACCGTCTTCCGCCCGACCTGAGAAAACAGGCGGTCATGATTGATGGGAAGATGACCACGAAGAAAGCCAAGGCTCTCCGAGAACAGGCCATTGAGGAAATGCGGCAGGGGCGCAAGCGGTATCTGTTCGCTACTTACTCTCTGGCAAAAGAGGGGCTGGATATTCCTCGACTCGACCGGTTGTACCTGACTACGCCGCAGAAAGACTACGCTGTGATAACTCAGAGCATTGGTCGTATCGCTCGTACCTTCGAGGGAAAGGGTGAGCCTATTGCCTACGATTATGTAGACGATGGTATCCAGTACCTCGTGAGAAGTTACAAGAAGCGGTGTACCACTTACCGGAAAGCGGGGTGCAAGTTCCTTGAACCTTGAACCTTTCATTTTCGACTGCGAGGTGTTTGCCTACGATTGGCTTTTTGTCTTCAAGAACAAGGTCACGGGGGAATACACCGAGATTTGGAATGACAATGAAGCGGTCGAACAATTCATGACCCAAGAACCCCTGTTGGCTGGGTTCAACAATAAGCACTATGACCAATTCATTCTGAAAGCGGTTCTCTCAGGTTTCACGCCGGAGGAAGTTAAAGCGGTCAACGATTTTATCATCGTTGGTGGTCACGAGGGCTGGGAGTACGCCCCTCTCCGTGACTGCGGGATTTTCTTCGATCAATATGACCTGATGGACGATTGCCAGATGGGTTTGTCCTTAAAAGCAATCGAAGCGCACCTCGGAATGGACATTCGTGAAACCACCGTTCCGTTCAACATCGACCGCCCTCTGACTGAGGACGAGAAGCAAGAGGTCGAGTTCTACTGCCGACACGATGTTGACGCAACCGACAGGCTGGACGATCTTCGTCAAGGCTACCTGTCCAGTAAGCTCACGCTGGGTCGTGAAAAGGGGCTGTATCCAGCAAAAGCCCTCTACATGACCAACGCCAAGCTGACCGCTGCTTACCTTGACGCAGAGCAAAAGCCACACTATGACGAGCGGGAATATCAGTATCCGCCGAAGCTGCTTCGTCAGTACATTCCGCAGGAAGTGTTCGACTTCTTTGAACGGTTGAAGGATAAGAGTATTCCTGACGAAGTAGTGTTCAAGGAAAAGCTCGATCTGATGGTAGGCGGTTGTCCTTGCACCATCGCCTACGGCGGTATTCACGGGGCTATCCCGTGTTACCGAGAGGAAGCCACGGAAACCCGCTCTATTCGCAACAAAGATGTTGCAAGCTACTACCCACACCAGATGACCTTGAACGGTTATTGTAGCCGAAATATTCCCTCCCCCGATGTGTATGCCGCCACCATTGAGCGGCGTGTTAAAGCAAAGAGGGCTGGTGATAAGGCTACGGCAAACGCCTTGAAGCTGGTGCTGAACACCACCTACGGCGCTATGCTGAACCGCTACAACGACCTGTATGACCCGCTTATGGGGCGCTCGGTCTGTATCTCAGGCCAGTTGCAGTTGCTCGAAATGGCGGAACATCTTGTTCAGGACTGTCCCACCTTGAAGATCATTCAGCTCAACACCGATGGTATCATGGTCAGCCTTGATGACTGCGATGTGCCAATGTATCAAGAGATCACGCAGGAGTGGCAGGACAGAACCGGCTTCGAGTTAGAGGAAGACCTTATCAAGATGATCTGTCAGAAAGATGTGAACAATTATGTCGAGGTTCCCTTTGAGGGCGACCCCAAAATCAAGGGTGGCGTTCTCGTTCGTGGGATTGCCCCGGCAGGAGCGTTCAACATCAACAACAACGCTTGTGTGGTCGCCAAGGCGGTCAAGGATTATCTGGCCTACGGTATCCCGGTCGAAGATACCATCATGAGCTGCGACCGCCTGCTGGACTTCCAGTTGGTCGCCAAGGCTGGGAGCAAGTATGGTGACGCTCTCCATGAGGTAGACGGTCAGATGGAGGTCGTGCAGAAGGTCAACCGGGTATATGCCACGGAAGATCATCGGTATGGAACCCTCTACAAAATCCACCTTGGCACTGGCAATCCCGTCAAGATTGCTGGACTTCCCGCAAAATGTGTCGTGGACAACGACAATCACCTGACGATTGATGTGGTTGACCGTGACTGGTATATCCGGCTGGCACGGCGCTATGTCCGAGATTTTCTCGGTGAAAAGCCGCCCAAGCGGAACACCCGCAGAGTCAATTCCATCAAGAAAAAATTATTAGAAATGTTGGAGGTATAAATATGGCTACTACCAAGAAAGCCGCTGAGAGTGCGGCGGTGGACTATTCCACCATGAATGTGTTCAAGAAGTTGCAGCTTGCCCGTGTGCGCTTCCTTGAAGCTGGCGTGGATAAGAGCGGCAAGCACATGAAGCTCGAATATAAGTATTTCGAGTTGGCGGACATTGTTCCCAAGGCTGAGCAGATTTTCCTTGAAATCGGTCTGATGATGGTTCCGTCCATGTACGGAGACAAGGCGACCGCTCGTGTCTACAATGTCGATGACCGTGAGGACTTCATTGATTTTGTTGCGCCGTACACCCCCATCGCCCCCATCGTGTCCAACGCTGGCAATCAGGTCACAAATGAAATGCAGGCGACCGGCAGCTCTATCACCTACATTCGCCGCTACCTGTGGCAGCTCGTTTTGGACATTGTGGAGCATGACAGTATCGACAGCGGCGAGTTTGATACGACCCCCGCACCCGCCCCCGCCGTTACCAAGAAGCCCCCTGTGACCACTGAACAGCGTCAGGAAATCAAGAAAGAACTGACCGGCGCTCCTGCTGGTGCGGCTACCGTGGAACAGGTCAGTACGCTGAAAAGCCTGCTGAAAAAGCTCATGGATATTGACGCAGAGCAGGAACAGTTCGTGCAGACCATCGCCATGAAGACCGAGGGTTTTTCCAAGATCGAAGCCGACAAGTGTGACGCTCTGATCGAGGGCGTGAACAATATGCTGGCTGGCTACGAAATGAAAACGGCAAAGGAGGGCTAAAGCATGATCGAAATTGATTGCCGCAAGTGCATCAATGCAGACTTGGAAGCGGATTGCTGTAAGCTCTACGGTAACAATCCTGATACTGCCGTTCAGGAATGTGCCGCTGATGAATTTGTGAATTATAAGGAGGTAGACAAAAATGGAATGGCTTGACGGCAACAAAATCCAGATTATCCCTCCCAAGCGTCCGAAGAAACTGACCGGTACTCGCTTTGCCACTATCCTCGGTCTGAACCCGTGGTCTACGCCGTTCGAGATTTGGTGTGAAGTGACCCGCACCTATCAGAAGCCGTTCGAGGATACGATCTACACCATCGCTGGTAAGACCATCGAGCCTAAGCAGGCTGAGTACATGAAGCAGACCTACTTCATGAGCAATCTGGTCACACCGACCGACATTTGGGGCAAAGACTACTTCCGTCAGACCTACGGTGACTTCTTCAAGGAAAGCCCCGTTCTCGGCGGTATGTGGGACTACTTGCTCTATGGTAAAGATGGTAAGCCTACCACCGTCCTCGAAATGAAGACCTCCAAGCGTGTCGAGGACTGGAAGGACGATATTCCTGAGTATTACGCTTTGCAGGCGGCGTTGTACGCTTACCTTCTCGGCGTGGACGAGGTTATCATGGTCGCTTCCTTCCTTGAACCCAAGGATTACGACAATCCTGAGAAGTTCGTGTGTAGCGGTGAGAACACCATCACTCGCCCCTTCAAGGTGTCTGAGCGGTATCCTGACTTCGAGAAGAAGTATGTAAAGCCTGCCCTGAAATGGTGGAAGGACTATGTGGAGAGCGGCATTTCTCCCGCCTTTGACGAGCGCAAGGACGCTGAAATCCTGAAAGCTCTCCGCACCAACAACCTGTCTCCTGAAACGGACATGGCGGCGCTGGTCAAGGAAGCCGAAGACCTGAAAGCCAAGCTGGACGCTCACGCCGCTGAGGTGGCTGAGGACGAGAAGCGGTACAAGGTCTTGACCGACATGATTAAGAAAGCCGCAATCGCTCAGTTCCGTGACGGTGACAAGAAGGTGTCTATCGCTGGTTCTGCCTATAATTGGGAAGTCAGCTGTACTTCCACCACGAAGATCGACAAGGACGCTATGAAAGCGGACGGTATTCTGGCGAAGTATACGACCACCGAGGACAGCTACCGCATTTCCCCGAAAGCCTTGAAAGAAGGTGCGTGAAGTGGCACAGAGTATGCAGAGATTGAGCAAAGATGATTTGCTCAAACTTCTCGACCAGTATGCCGATGACGATTTTGTTGGGGTTTTGTTCACAGCAGCTCGTGATATTCACTCCGACCAGTCCACCATCTTCGTATTCTATGACAAAGTAACGGAGGTTTAATTATGAAATTTTCCAAGTTCGTGAAGTCCCTCGCCCCTGATGGCGGCGCTATCTACGAGTACATGGACGAACGCTGGCTTGCTTCCCCATCCGTACTTATGCTCATTCCCGATGGTATCCGCAGCGTGACCGGGTACAGCAACGAGAAAATGCCTGACGGCATTGGTCGCCTGATTTCTCAGGTCGGTTGCACCGAGTACGCCACACTGGTCAAGGCAATCATGCCTGAGCCGGACGGCGCAATCAAGGATTGTGTCCGTATCTTCGCTACGCCGAACAGCACCATGACCCTTCCCATCACCAATGATGACTGGTCGCTGATCGAGAAGTCTGACTTCTGCGAAATCTTGTACGCTTACGATCTGGAAAGCGATAAGAGCGTACCGAAAGCCCTGCTGGTCAAGCAGTACGCCAAGTACCCCGATAACGAAGACCAGTTGGTTGGTATCATCTTCCCCTGCGAGTACACAGAACAGCTCAATTTCTACACCATGAAGGAGGACAAAAACAATGGCTAAAATCGGACTCACCGAGGGTTTCACCCTCATTCCCGAAGGTACTCATGTCTTTCAGATTACCGATGTGAAGTACAAGGAAGACTTCGGCAAGCTGGAAATCTATATGCAGACGCAGAACGGCAGTAAGCACATCGAGCGCTTCTCTCTGCTGAAATCCGATGGCTCTCCCAACGAGGGTGCATACAACGCTTTCAGCTACTTCGCCAAGACTGCGCTCGGTAACTTCGACCTGACCGAGATCGACCACACCGACCTGATTGGTCACTTCATCGAGTGCGATGTGGAACATGATGTTCAGGAGAACAAGAAGAAGCCCGGACAGAGCATTACCTTCGTCCGTTTGGCCGATAAGCGCCCCTCTGAGGGCTGGGGCGGCGCTGGCAATACGGTTACTACCCCCGCTGCTAAAACCGCTCCTGCGGCTTCTCAGACCGCTCCTAAGACCCCGTTGGATTTGGCAGCTCTCCTTGGCTGATACCGAGTGCGAGGGAGGGCTAATTTGAAAGGCTCTCCCTCGCCAATGGTATGTTGAAAACTATGTTGAAAGTGAGGATAAGCTACAGTGGCAGAAGCCTATATTTGTTCGCTCTCCAAGGTTCAGCGCCACGCTGAAATCTGCAAAGAGATTAACAATCTCTATGAGCGTAAGAACCATGACTACGGTGACAGCTTTCACCAGACCTTCGTTGAAGAAGGAATGGCGATGGCTCGTATTCGGTTGGGTGATAAGTTCAGCCGCTTCAAAACTCTCTCCCGTGGCGGTGAACAGAAGGTCAATGACGAGTCTATCCGAGACACCCTGATTGACCTCGCTAACTACGCCATTATGACGGTGGTGGAAATGGAGGTCGCTGACGATGACACTGAATGATTATCAGAAAGCCGCCGAGCGTACTTCCGGCGACCTGACTTCATGGGATAAGGTTCGCAACGGCTGTTACGGTTTGAACGGCGAAGCCGGAGAGTGCATTGACATTCTGAAAAAGACCGAGTTTCAGGGTCATGCTTTCGACCCGATGAAGATGGTTGACGAGCTGGGCGATGTTCTCTGGTATGTCGCACAGTTGGCGACCGGCTTGGGTGTGACCCTCGAATATGTGGCACAGCACAATGTCGATAAGCTGCTGGCTCGTTACCCTGACGGGTTCGACAGCGAAAAGAGTATTCACAGAAAGGAGTACGAAAATGCCTGACTGCTTCTCTAAGTCCGAAGTGACTGATTTCATGAACTTCATGAAGCTGCCTGACGGAACCTCTGTTGTTTCCGATGACATGATGGAGTACCTGATGGCTTACGGCTTCTTCACCGCCCCTGCTTCTACCAAGTACCACGGCAATTACGAGGGTGGTCTTCTGGAACACTCCTACATGGTCACGAAGTTCCTCCTGACGCTGACTCAGGATAATCACCTGATCTGGCGCAAGGCTCGTTCTCCCTTCATCGTGGGTATGTTCCATGACCTGTGCAAGATCGACCAGTACCGCCACCCGGTAGCAGGTCACATTGAAGAATTTAATGGTGGACGTACACCAATCTATAACGAACGGGCGTGGGAATACAACTCCGACACCCTTCTGAAAGGTCATGGTGATAAGTCTGTCATGCTTCTCTCTCAGTTCTACACACTGACTGATGAAGAAATCATGTGTATCCGCTATCACATGGGCGCTTTCACCGACAAGTCCGAGTGGAATGACTACACCAGAGCAGTCAGCCAGTACCCGAATGTGTTGTGGACACACCAAGCCGATATGCTGGCAAGCCATGTTGCGGGGGTGTGAAGTATGTATATTCCAACGGTTTCTTTCGATTTCGATGGCGTAATTCATTCCTACCGAAGTGGGTGGAAGGGTGCCGCTGTTATCCCCGACCCTCCCGTAGAAGGGATTAAAGAGGTCATTGAACAACTCATAAGCGATGGTTTATGTGTGGTCATCTGTTCTTCTCGTGCAGAGTCCTTTGAGGGGCAGACAGCGATTGCTGAATGGCTGAAACACTACGGGTTTCCGATGGTGCAAATTCAAGCAAGAAAAGTTCCCTCCATCGTTCATGTTGATGACCGTACAATCTGTTTCGATGGCAGAGCAAATAACCTCTACGAACAGATTATCAACTTCAAACCTTGGTATGAAAGGGAGTCTGAAAGTGAAAATCATTGAACCTCATGTGGAGCTTATCAACGCTCCCGAATATAAGACCCTTCTGACCACCATCGAAGCCGCAGGGCGTACTTGTTACAAGTCCGAGGACAAAATCACGGACGGAAGCGCAGAGAAGTTCGTCCGGGGCATTATCAAGCGTGGTCACGAAGCCGTCATTGAGCATGGCTCTCTTACCGTTCGCTTCATCTGCGACCGGGGTGTGAGCCATGAGATCGTCCGTCACCGTCTGGCGGCGTTCTGTCAGGAGTCCACTCGGTACTGCAATTATGGTAAGGAGGGCTTCGGTGGCGAGATCACCGTCATTCGTCCCTCGACCTTCGCCAAGACCGACTCGACCTATCACATCTGGAAGCGGTCGTGTGAGAACGCCGAGGTTGCTTACTTCGATCTGCTGAACGAGGGTTGTACCCCGCAGGAAGCTCGATCTGTCCTTCCAAACAGTCTTAAAACCGAGGTGGTCATGACCGCCGACCTCAGAGAATGGCGGCATTTCTGCCGTATGCGTTGCCCCGTAGCGGCTCACCCTGATATGCGGGTCGTTGCCAATATGCTCCTGACCCTGCTGAAACAGACCTATCCCGTCTTCTTCGAGGACATTGAGGTATGAGGATTAAGAAAGCTGGCGGCAAGGTGTTCGGTGCGGTCTTAACTGCCGCTGAGAAGAAAGCGATGGACATGGAAATCAATCGTCAGATCGTGGAAGCCGACAGGCGCTACGCCGATGATATTGACGCTATGGTGCTTTACACCCTCCATGTTCACCTTGGTTTCGGCAAGAAGCGCCTGCGGAAATTCTATGACGCTTTCTCCGCCGAGCATGACCGCCTTATCCAGTATTATCAAATGCCGGACGATTACACATGGCTCTGCAAAGAAATGTTGAAGCGTATCGGCGTTGATGTTGAAGCATGGAATAAAGAAAGGAAAGAACCCGATGAAACTGAAAAGCATTGACGGCAAAGTGCCGTATATCATGGCTGCTGGAAAGGACTTCGTGAAAGATGAAATGTCGCTGGCGGCGGCAGAGCAGATTTGTTCCCGTGGAACACAGACCGCCAGCAAGCTCTTTCCCGATTTCCCCATCTGCGTAGATGGCAAGTTCTATTTTGCTGGAACCTCGACAAAGCCCAAGTCCAGCAAGGCTAAGACCCCTTGCGAGGGCTGAGATTTTCGATCGTCCTGTGGCTCGTCACCGTTATCGCTGTCCTCTGTCTGAAATTACCCACGGTTGAGGTTGAAGAACCTTCTCCCGTTGTCGAGGTGGTAGAGGTAGTCACCCCGGAGCCAGAGCCGGAGGTGACACCTCAGCCGTGGACAGACGAGGAAGTGATTGTACTGGCGAAAATGCTATGGGGAGAAGCCAGAGGGGTCAGCTCTGACGCTGAGAAAGCTGCTTGTGTGTGGTGTGCGCTCAATCGTGTCGATCATGGCTACGGCGATATTATAACGGTCGTGACTACACCCAAACAATTTGTAGGGTACAACGAAGAAAACCCGGTTGATGATGGTTTGATTACTCTTTGTATAGATGTATTGACCCGCTGGTATGCAGAGAGAGAAGGTCAGGTCGAGGTCGGTCGTGTCCTCCCTGCGGATTACCTGTGGTTCTCTGGCGATGGCAAGAGAAATCACTTCCGCAACGCCTACCGTGGCGGTGATAGATGGGATTGGTCTTTACCGAGTCCGTATGAAAGCTGAGGTAAGCCTATGAGCTATTTGAATATACCCGCCGAACTTCGAGAGGAAAAGGCATGGGTCAATGTATGGGAAGGGTCAAAGGTTCCCATGCAGGCCACCGTGAGAAAGGCGGCTTCTTCCTCTAATCCTGATACATGGTCAAATTATATTGACGCTGAACACAATGTCCAGCACGGCTACTATGACGGTCTTGGCTATGTGTTTCACGATACAGGGGTTGTAGGTATCGACATTGACAATGGCTTTACTGATGGGCTTCTAAACCCGCTGGCGGCTGACATTATCGGTCATTGTCAGTCCTACACGGAAAAGTCCAGAAGCGGGAGAGGGGTTCACATTCTCGTTCGTGGTGAGTTGCCCTTCAAGGGCAAGAACAACCGTGCCGCCGTGGAGATTTACAAGAGCAATCGGTACTTCATCATGACCGGCGAGGTTTTGATCTTCTCCGAGATCGTTGAAAACCAGTCAGCGATTGACTATGTGATTGAGAAGTATTTTCCCGACACGCCAAAGGAAAGTAGCTCAGGTACGGTCGCTCCTCAGCGTATCTATTCTCCCATCTATCGCCGCCCTGAAAACGGCAAGCTGCATTTGAAGCCTGAATACCCGCCTATCACACCGGGAAGTCGGAACCTCAGCCTGACTTCTCTGGCGGGTCAGCTCCATAACCAAGGATACACCAAAGCAGAGATTTACAAAGAGCTGTTATACGCCAATCAACAGGCTTGCAAGCCGCCGCTCCCTCAGTCCGAGGTCGAGTTGATTGTTAACAGCGTGACCAGATACAGGAGGTAATTATGAAACCTTATCAGCGTGGCGATGTTGTTGTCATTGATGTTCCCATGCTTGCCAACAGTCATATTCAGGCCGGTAAGCGTCCGTGGGTGGTTGTGCAAAACAATGTCGGCAATCAGTTTTCTTCCACCAGCATTGTCGTTCCCCTGACCACTAAAATCAAGCGACTGGAAATGCCGACCCATGTGGCGGTCACTTGGGGTTCTTTACAGCCGAGCATGGTTGAATGTGAACAGGTGCGTGTCGTAGATATATCCGATGACTGGGAGTACATCTGCACTCTGCCGCCTGAGATCATGCGTCATGTGGACACCGCTTTGAAGAACGCTTTCTTCTATGGGAGGGGGGGGGAGGTATAAATAATGACAAAACTCGAATATGACAGTTTGCAGATGGCGTTATCTGCCCTACTTGATAAAGAGCGGATATATCGCAAGCGTATAAGCGGTAGTGAACAAGACGGTTATAAGATGGGTGTCCGAGCTTGTAAAAGCGCACTTTCCAACTTTAACCCAAACAGAAAAGACAAGAGGGGTGAAATCCATGAGTGATGAAGTTATGACAGCTCCCGAAGAACAGGCTCTTTTCCAGCTCTCTAACGGTCGTTACATCATGGACGAAGCTCAGTCCAGAGTGATGTTTCAGATTAAGGAAGCACAGCCTGAGCATAGCCACCCGATCAGCGGCACGGGGTATTCGTGGGACGAATCCGGCATGGCGGAGTTGTTCTCCAAGTGCTACAAGAATGATACCCGCTACTGCCCCGAAGCGAAAAGCTGGTTCACCTACTCCGAGGGAGCATGGCGCAAGGACACCGGCTCTCTCTTGGTGGCGGAAAAGATCAAAGAGTTCTGCCGCCTGATGGCTCTCTATTGCGGCGAGATCGCCAATGAAGAACGGCGTTCCGAGTACATGAAGTTCATCGTGAAGATGGGCGACCGCCGCTTCCGTGACCGACTGATGAAGGACGCTGCCAGCGTTCTCCCCATCGCTTCGGCGGAGTTTGACGCAAACCCCTACCTTATCAACTGCAAGAACGGCACTTTCGACCTCGAAAAAATGGAGTTCCGGGAACATGACTGGAAAGACTTCCTGACTATGCAGACCAACTTCAACTACACCTTGCAGGACGCACGGTGCCGCCGCTGGGAGAAGTTCGTTGCAGAGGTCACTTGTAATGACGAAGACAAGGCTGACTATCTTCAAAAGGCGCTGGGGTACTCCATGCTGGGTATGGCAAACGAGGAATGTATGTTCATTCTCCATGGCAAGACCACTCGCAACGGTAAGTCCACCATGCTCTCGGCAATTCACCACCTTCTCGGTGACTATGCTTCTGTGTCCCCCGTGTCGATCATCTGCAAGGCGGAGCGCTCGAAGAACGCCGAAGCAGCGAACCCCATGCTGGCTTCCCTGAAAGGCAAGCGGTTCGTCACAATGGCAGAGAGCAACCAGTATGGCAAGCTGGACGAAGAAACGATCAAGCAGCTCACAGGCGGCGAGGAAATCAAGGCTCGGAACCTCTATGAGACTGCCACGACCTTCCTGCCGCAGTTCACCCTTTGGCTTTCCTGTAACGATCTTCCCACCGTCAGCGATAAGTCCCTGTTCGCTTCCGACCGTGTACGGGTCATTGAGTTTAACCGCCACTTCACCGAAGCGGAGCAGGACAAGAACCTGAAAAATGAGTTCCAGACACAGGAAGCTATGCAGGGCATTTTCGCTTGGCTGGTCGCCGGATACTTCAAGTACAAGCGTTTCGGTCTGAAAATGTCCCCCGCCATGCGGAAGGTAGTCAACCAGTACGAGCGTGACAACGATCTGTGTTTGCAGTTCCTCGAAGAACGCTGTGAGCAGGCAGAAGGGGTCAACACCCGCTCGAAGTCCCTGTTTGACGCTTACAAGATTTGGTGCAAGTCCAACGGGTACTTTGCCTGTTCTGCCAAGCGGTTCAATGCCGACATGGAAACGCACCCTGAGTGGCACGGCGGCAAGGTCGTGTATCAGGGCTACCCCGTCTACAAGAACCTCAGACTGAAAGGAGCGTCCTAATGAACCGTTCATGTAATTCTATCCTCTGCCGCTTCGGTATCCACACAGCAGACCCGTATGTTCATATTCAGGTCAGGTGCCGTAATGGTTCTCACCGCTGGCAGAGCAATTATGAAATCTGTAAGCGGTGCGGCAAACGCCTGAGAAAAATCCGCATTGTAAAGGAGCGTCCGTGATGAAAATTACTCTTGATATTCCCGATGGCATTATTGCGGGGTTCTTCAATGGTGTAGAGGTCACGGCTCACGGTATGCAGTTGGTGTCCTATCAACTCAGCACTGACGATCTGAAAGATGGTAACACCGTAAAACTCCCTCGTGAACAGGAGGTGATAGTATGATTGCCACCAATGAAGAACTCGCCCTGCTGGAAAAGTGGAAGCGAAAACTCTGCTTGCAGGAGTGGCGGATAAAGCTGTTGACCCACCTTCACCCGGAAGAAATGATGGTGCGTAATACCGCAGGCTGTACCGAGTGGTCAGAAGCAATTAAGACCGCTCGTATCGAGATCATCAACCCTGCCTGCTATGGCGACCGCATTGTACCGTTCAACTTTGAAAAGACATTGGTGCATGAGTTGTTGCACCTGAAATTCTCTTTCTGGTGTCAGGACGAGTACAGCGTAGCTGACAGGCTTATGCACCAGTACATTGACGATCTCGCAAGAGCATTTACAGAGGTGAACAACGATGAATAATGACGCTGTGAGAGAACTTCTGAACGTCGTTGGTGCTTTGGCTGAAATGTCTCTGAATTTTTACAGGGCTTTACTCAATGCTGGTGCGACCAAAGAAGAAGCCTTTGTGCTGTTGCAGTCGTTCATCTCTGCTTCCATTCACGGCAACAAGGAGGACAGCGATGAAGACTGAGAAAAAGAACCTTCGCCGTATTTCCATCGTAGTCACGGCACAGACCAAGGGCAACCTTGAACGGTTGGCGGCGGTCTGCGGCTACTCGGAGATCGGTCGAGTGGTTGACAAGCTCACCCGTGAGAAGATGATCTCCCTCCACGACTTTGAAAGAAAGGAGAACCGCCATGATTGATGTAATAGAGCAAATCAAAACGCTCTCCGCCACCTTGGACGAGGAAACAACCCGCTTTCGCCCCACCGGTAGACTGCTATTGCTGGGTTCCTATGAGAGCGTATTTCTGAAAGCGGTCAAGCGCAAGGCTGATCTGTTGGGTATTGACTGTGACCTCACTCAGTACCCTTGCCCTCCGTACAAGGCCGTGGTAGTGGACAGAGAAACCGTCCCGTCTGACATTAAGCTCGCCGCCGAGGTTGACATTGACCACTCCTACTCGCAGGGAATGTCATCGGTGTCTCAGGCGACTTTAGCTCTCCTGCTGGCATTGGACTTGGTTCACGCTAAGGACATTACTATTGTAGGTAGGGGTCACGCCGTTCAGAACTTGGCAAAGTACCTCACCCTCGGCAACGCAACGGTGACAGTGGCACACTCCAAAACCAAAAGTCTCTTGCAGGTCACGATGAACCGTGATGTGGTGATCTACGCCACGCCGACTATCACAAAGGACATTTCCTACAATACCCGTGATCTGGTCATTGACCTCGGCAACAGCGTTCCCCACCCTGACCGCTTCAACTGCCCCTATGTGAACAGGATTGGTCAACTCACCATAAGCGTGTTGCTCAACCGCTTTGCGAGAAAGGAGCATAGGGCATGAATAAGGAAGACACTCACATCGTTGTGGCGATGGCAAATCATAACATGAATGTCACCGATGTTGCTCGTGCTATTTTCGCACACAGAAATACCGTTCTCTATCACTTGGACAAGGTGAAGCGGCAGACCGGGTTAGACCCTCGGCGGTTCTATGATTTGGTCGAGCTGGTGAAGATGGCGCAGGAGGTGCTGGAAAATGGGTCTTGATATTACGGTCATGGAACGCAGAGATGTCCGTTGCCCTCATTGTGGTGAGGTCATCACCACGGTAGATGTTGCCAGCACCGACAGCGGCGGTAGTCTTTGGTACGACTTTCTGGAAAGGCTCGGCTACTATGTTCCCTACGAGAAGCGCACCAAGGAGAACGACTGGTACGGCAAGGATATGGTTCTTGACAACGAGCAGGCAAAACAGCTCACCGACTATGCCATTCAGAAAGAGGTCTACAACTGGGACGGTGTGGAGAGAGTTGTGACGGAAGCACTCGCTCACGGAAACAAGGTGGTCATCAACGCCGACTGGTAGTTAGGTGATAAAGGTGATAAAGGTGAGTGTTTCTGCAAAGACTTTTTTCAAATTGGCGTGTTTTGAGAAAATGTTTTTCTAATTTTAGGTGAGTTAGGTGAGTAATCAGGCATAAATGCCTATAACTCTCTCTTATACGCGCGTATATAGAAATAGTTATAGGGAATTGCACCCGATTACTCACCTTTATCACCTTGGCGACTTTGAAAGGAGAAAACGACTATGGCAGATGAAATTGTAGAAAAGCGTGGTCGTGGCAGACCGAAGGGTACTGGTGGAAATAGCCGTCCCGATAAGACTGTGCAGCTTGCACCCGGAGATAACCGGAAATATATCATGCACGATCTGAGAATGTGGGATTGGCCTGCGGTGGATATGACCCGACCGAAAGATGTGTCCGAGCGTATTGGACAGTATTTTCAGATTTGTGCAGAGGACGATATGAAACCCTCTGTTGCTGGCATGGCATTAGCGTTTGGAATTGATAGAAGAACTATGTGGAAGTGGGTTAATGGTATTGATAGTGCCTACATTCCCACCGAAAGCAGGGACACTTTAAAAAAGGCGTATCAATTTTTGAACGCTCAGATGGAAAATTATATGCAGAACGGAAAGATCAATCCGGTCGCCGGTATCTTCCTGATGAAGAACAACATGGGCTATGCGGACAAGCAGGAGGTCGTGTTGACACCCAACCAGCAGCTCGGAGATCAGGTTCCCGCCGAGGACTTGGAGAAAAAGTATCTCGAAGATGTGGTGGGTGCGTCCAACGACTATGACTCGGAAGACTGAGCGACTTTCACGACTTTTGCGACTATGGCTTACGACTATGCCGAGCGACTTTGCGACTTTCGCCCGAACGACTTTGCGACTTTCGCCCGAACGACTTTGCGACTTTGACAGAGCTGCCGATCTCCCCACGGGGTCGGCGGCTTTTCCTTTCCCCATCTGATCGGCGGCGGATTCCACCGGGGCGGCGTGGGCGCTGCCGGGGTTCCGGCCTGATCGGGGCGGCGTTTTTGCCCTTTATAATGTATAGTGCGAAAAAGTGTAGTTTTTCGGACGGTTGCAAGCGTCAATAAAAAACTTGATAAAATATCAATAAAACACTTGACAATCAATAAAACGCTTGATATACTCAAATCATCAATAAAACACTTGATACCGATTGATGAAGGGAGTTTTTACAATGCTGAAAACCAATAGCAAGAAAGCCGCCGAAAATATCCGGGCGTATATTGTGGACAGGTTCACCCCGGAAGGGTACACGGACAACCCGCCGCAGGAGTTCCCCAAGATCGCCGCTTTTATCCTTGACACTTTCAGAAGTGAAAAATACTGGTGTCTGCAAGATGTCCGCTATTATCACGGTTGCGAACAGTTAGCGTTTCGGGATTGGTGCGCCGGGTTGGCGGGTGTCCTCGATACCTGTTACTTTTATAACCGTTCTGCGGTTGATGATCTCGGCGCAATTCTTGAAGAAACCGAACAGGAAAAAGCACGGTACACGGAACAGCAGGCCGAACAGCTTTTAACAGATTTGATTTATAGAGAGCTTTTGAAGGGAGAGAAAACAAAATGAGAAAATACAAGTTGAAAGAGCTGCGGGAGCTTGTGCGGCTCGGAGTAGCCGAGAATTACACCAATAAGCCGAGCGAGTATATTTACACGCTGCGTAGGCTCGAAAAAGTGGGCTATTCTTCCGGGGTTTACGGTATCAATGGCGGACTGGTCGAAGATACCGAGACCGGGCAATTATACGCCATTATCGGGCGTTGCTCCAATCTGTTCATCTTGTTTTAAGGGGGTTCTATTATGGTCAAGTATGATAATTGCAAGAATTGCGTGAGCCGCTGCGAACACGCCGGAAAAGATCGGAAATTTATTTGTCCCGGTGGGAAGTCCTGCAAGGTGCTTTACACGCCTGAAAGAGTAGCGAAAGCGGCGGCGGATTTTGTAGGGGCTATAAAGCTCATAGCCACAAAACCGGACAATCTCGACAACCTCGAAAGCTATCTATCTCAGCATTTTCCGGAATGGGTTGAAAAGTGGGCGAACAGCCCGGAAGACCTCGCCGCAGAAATGAAAGAGTTTGCGAGAATGGAAATATAAAGGGGGTTGCAATATGAACATTGATAGCATTATGAAATAGCTTGCGGAGTATATCCGCATGGGCGAACAGATCGCCGCCACGGTGGACGGATTGAAAGACCAGTTAAAACAGATCATGCAGGAACAGAACACGGACACCCTAACAGGGACGGAACACAAGGCCACTTATAAGGCCGTTACAAGCTCCCGCATTGATACCACAGCATTAAAGAAAGAGCTGCCCGGAGTGGCCGCACAGTACACCAGAGCCACGGAAATAAGGCGCTTTACATTCTCTTAAAGGCGGTGAACAGATTGTATATTATTCTTCTGTTGCTCCTGCTGCCGGTTCAAATCCTAATTGAAATATTGAAATTGAATAAGTGAAAGGTGATGTAATTGTGAAATATAGTGATATTATCCGTGAAATTGATAGCATTTTCGATTATTTCAAATTCCATAATAAAAATCTAACTAAAATGCAAGAACAAAAGTTAATAGAATTACAAGATTTGATTCATGAGTTGCGACAAAAATAGATTTACAAGCCGCCCCGGTGTTATTCCGGGGCGGTTCTTTTTGCGCTTTTTCGGCCTGATTTGATCGGCGGGAATGGGTGACGGGGGCGGGGGATATGCCAGCGGCAGCGAGGGCGGGGTAAGCCGAAAAATACCCGTAAAAAATAAAAAGGTCAATTTCAAGAAAACGCTTGACAATAAAACGCTTGATATGTATAATAAAGCCGAGGTGATAAACATGAGAGGTCGAGAAATCCTGAAAGAGATCATGGCTTCCAAGTCTCTTTCCAACGCTGAACTCGCAAAAAGACTCAATGTCTCTAACGCTACGATTTGGGAGCGTCTGAACAACAAAAACGTCAAGGACATTCCCGTGTCCCTGCTGACTACTATGCTCAGAGCGATGGATTACAAGGTCATCGTTGTTCCTGCCAATACCCGTCTGCCGGAAGGAGGTTTTGAAGTTGAATGACGCATACAAGCTCGTTCCTCACGGCGAGGTCATCAAGAAAGACAGCACCGTGGTCATTCCGTCCATTTTCATGTTCAAGGGCGGAGCGGGAGAGTGCTATCCCTTCCTGAAAATGTGTAGGGACAATAACTGTATTGTTCACTTCAAAAACGAAAATATGACCATTTCCCCCGATCGGCAAGATGACAGCGTATCCCTGAAACTTCTCATTTATCTTGCGATTGCAGGAAGTCATGAGTTTGGCGATGACTTCATTCGATACCTTAACAATATGGAGAAAATGTCGTGGGAAGCGGTGAGTGTTCAATGAAATACTTCCTTGGTCGTGTGTCCAGCAAGGAACAGAACCTTGCTCGGCAGCTCAAGGTCGCTCGTGAGAAGTTCGATATTCCTGACGAGAATGTGTACTGCGACAAGATCACGGGAAGCAGCTTTGACCGTCCTCAGTACAATGCTCTGAAAGCCATTGTGCAGGAAGGTGATGAAGTCATCGTCAAAGAGTTCGACCGCTTTGGGCGCAATAAGGACGAAATGAAGCGAGAACTAGAATGGTTCAAGCAGAAGGGCGTGATCGTCCGTATCCTCGACATTCCGACCACGCTGATTGACTTCAAAGACCAGACATGGGTGCTGGAAATGGTCAACAACATTCTGATTGAAGTCCTTGGCGCTGTTGCCGAGCAGGAGCGCAAGAAGACCAAGCAGCGGCAGGCTGAGGGTATCGCCGCTATGCCGGTTGTCGATGGCAAGCGGGTGTCGGTGAAGACCGGCAGAGGGTTCGGCAGACCCACTTCTGAGATTGATGACGAGCAGTTTGAAAAACTCGCTCAAAAACAAAAAGACGGTCTTATCACCGTAGCGGACTGCTGCCGGGAGCTTGGTATCAGCCGCTCCACATGGTATGACCGGTCGAGAAAGGTTGGTTGATAATGGCGTACTATCAGTTTTCATTACCCATGACTACCAGCGAAAGCTATCAGCTTATCAAGACAGTCTGTGAACGGTCTTGCATCATCAAACAGGACTGTCCGAATGAGAGTATTGAGGTACGAACAAGGTTCCGCATGGGGAAAGGTTCGCTCCCATTTGTGTTTTATCTGAGGGAACTGGGAGACGGAACTGAAATCATGGTCAGCTCGGATAACGCAACGCTCACGGGAGCTTTAGTGGCGATGAACGGAAATAAGCCAGAAAGCGTTTGGGATTTGCCGGACAAAGAATGGAGTGATCTCATTGAGGATTTCCGAAAGGAATATCCCGCCTTTCCCTTACAAGATGGTAAGCCTGTTCCGGTCGCCGCTGAGCCTTGTGATGATGGCATGGGGCAGGAATCAATCAGCCGGGGCAAAAATGTATCTCTCGGTAGAGCGGCGGTTGGTGGTTTGATGTTTGGCAGCGCCGGTGCCGTGGTGGGTGGTTTGAGTGGCACAAAGAAGACCATGAGCCAATCCAGAAACATTTTCTCTGCTACTGTTCTTTTCCGAGTGCTTTATAGCAACGGAAGATTGATTGAAAGAACGGTTAAGAAAAACAGCCGGGAATTTGCCGAGCTGATGGCAAAATCCAGATAATCGGCTTCTGCAAGGGCAGGAGTGACAGCCACTACGGGCTATCTGTGTAGAAATGCACAGGTAGCTCGTTTTTTATTGGAAAGGAAATGCACATGAATTATGAAAAACTCTCCGGCTCTATCCGAGCCGTGATCGACCGCCGACCGGGAGATAATGGGGCGTACAGCGACCTCTTTTCTCTGTGCCGGGAGTGGGAAACAGAGGATTTCTCGGCGGCGCATAAGGTGAACAAGGAGCTGCTGGCACTCTCCGCAGATCAGGTAGTCCGTGGCGGCGGGGCGAAGTTCTATGAACAATGGCGGCGGTGTCTTCTCTTTGAAGCACCCCATGACTTTGACTCCTTCATGACCTATATCGAACTCGACCGCAAGCCGGAAAAGCGGTTTTATGCACCACGCAAGCACTATCTCAGGCCGATGGTGCAGGGGTTTCAAGATGTTTTGGACGGAAAGCTGCGTCTTTTGACGATCTCCATGCCGAAACGAGCGGGAAAGTCTCAAACGGGTATCAATTTTGTGAATATGCTCTCCGGCAAGTTCCCTGACCGCTCGACCCTGATGGAAGGGACAGGTGATGACCTTGTAAAGAGCTTCTACAATGGCTGTCTGGAATACCTGACAGTTCCCAATGAGTATCTGTTCTACGATGTGTTCCCGGACGCACGGCTGGTGCAAACCAACGCCGACACGAAGACGGTGAACCTGAAAAGCAAGTCCCGTTTCCCCACCATCATGTGCCGTTCCATTGACGCTCGACAGGTGGGTTTGTCCGAAGCCACTAATGTCCTCTACCTCGATGACTGTGTGGAGGGTCGTGAGGAAGCGAAGAACCGCCAGCGGCTTGATGACAAGTGGGAAGTGATCTCCGGCGATATTATGGGTCGTGCCATTGAAGGTACGCCGATGGTCTTCACCGGCACTCGCTATTCCCTGTATGACCCCATCGGTCGTGTGCAGGAACACGCACAGCGGGAGGGCTGGGCTTGGAGAGCGATTGAGATACCCGCCCTCGATCTTGTGACGGACGAGAGCAATTATGAATACGAGCGGGAGGGCAAGAAGGTCTTTACCACCGCCTACTTCCGGGAGCAGCGGGAGCTTCTAAGTGCGGAGCAGTTTGAGAGCGAGTTCCAGCAACAGCCCTTTGAAGCGAAGGGTCTGCTGTTCAACAAGGACGAGCTGAACTACTTCTTTGAGCTGCCGAAAGACCGTGACCCGGATACCATCATCGCCGTTGGCGATACGGCGGAAAGTGGCTCTGACTCGACCTCTATGCCGGTGGCGATGATATACGGCAATGCTGTGTATATCGTTGATGTGGTCTTTGATGACTCCCCCGCTGAGGTGACGAAGCCGGAATGTGCCAAGTGCCTGATCGACAACGGGGTCGCTTCTGCTGTCTTTGAGTCCAACAACGCCGGTCAATATTATGCCAGAGATGTTGACCAGATCATTCGTGAGCGTGGGTACTCTGTTGGTATCCGCACGAAGCGCACGATCTCCAACAAGCAGACCCGTATTGAGTTCGCTTCCGACAACATCAAGAAGAACTTCTACTTCAAGCACCCCTCCACCTACAAGCGGGGCAGTCAGTATTGGAACTTCATGAAGGAAGTGACCACCTACACCCGCTCCGGCAAGGTTCCACACGATGACGCTCCTGACTCCCTCTCCCTATTGGAAAACGAAATCCGTATGCTGTCCGGGGGTAAGGTTGAGGTTTTCAAACGGCCTATTTGAGTCCTTTACTTTCGCTGTGGCGAATGGTATAATTAAGAGTTTACTATTGACAAGTATTGGAGAGTTTGATACAATGATAAGAGAGAAAATAGGTAGAGGGGAGGTATTCTGTCTTGGGCTGTTTCGGTCGTAAGAAAATCTTTACCGATGTGACGGAGATCACACGGGACAATGTTCTGGAAGTGCTGAGAAAGGCACTTATCACACATTGGTCGAACAAAGCGGATATGGAATATCTCTATGCCTACTACAAAGGCAGACAGCCGATTTTGAACCGCAAAAAGGAAGTCCGTCCTGAGATTCAAAACAATGTGGTCGAGAACCGTGCCAATGAGATCGTGTCCTTCAAGGTCGGCTATCTGATGGGTGAACCCATTCAGTATGTCAGCCGAAGCGATGACAAGATGGTTGCCGACAAGATCACCACTCTGAACGGCTACTGTCTTTCCGAGGATAAGGCCGCAAAGGATAAGGAACTGGCAGATTGGTTTCACATCTGCGGCACGGCATACCGCATGGTGCTTCCTGACAGCGAGTTTGAGAAGGAAAGTGATGAAGCTCCCTTCGAGATTTACACCCTCGACCCTCGGTTTGCTTTCGTGGTGTATGCCAATTCCATCGGGGAACCGCCCGTAATGGGTGTGAAGTACATTCAGCGGTCGGACTGTGCGGTGATTTACAGCGTTTATACAAAAGACCGCTATTTCGAGGTTGAAAACCAGAGCATGATCGTTCGGGAGGAAGCCCAGCCGTTCGGTATTCCCATCATCGAATACCCGGCAAACAACGCTCGCTTGGGTGCTTTCGAGATCGTCCTTCCCTTGCTGGACGCTATCAATACGGTGGACAGCAACCGTCTTGACGGTGTGGAGCAGTTCGTTCAGGCGCTCATGCTGTTTCACAATGTGGACATTTCCAGCGATGATTTTTCCAAGCTGCGGGATGAGGGTGCGCTCAAGTTCAAGGACATCGACCCGCAGTATAAAGCGGAGATCAAGTATCTGACCTCCGAACTGAACCAGAGCCAGACACAAACGCTGGTCGATCACCTCTATAACACGGTGCTGACGATCTGCGGTATGCCAAACCGCAACGGTGGTTCTTCCACCAGCGATACCGGCTCTGCGGTCATCATGCGTGACGGTTGGTCGGCAGCGGAAGCCAGAGCGAAAGACTCCGAGCTGATGTTCAAGCTCTCCGAAAAAGAGTTCTTGAAGTTAGTTCTGCGTATTTGTTCCGATCTGAGTGATCTGGAATTGAAGCTGTCGAATGTGGAGGTTCGCTTTACTCGCCGCAATTATGAAAATATTGCTCAGAAAGCGACCGTATTGACCACTATGCTCAGCAATCCCAAGATTGCTCCCGTTCTGGCCTTTACCCATTGCGGTATGTTCTCCGACCCGCAGCTTGCGTACCGTATGAGCATGGATTACGCCGAGGAACAGGAGAAAAAGGCCGCTGAACTCGCAAGCAAGCCGAAGGAGGTTCATTCGGATGGAGAAGGAAATCCGCCTGACCCCGGAAGTGGTCAGGAAGATTGAGGAAATCTTGACTACGGGAAAGACCGTTGAGATTGCCGAGCGGCACGAGAAAGTGGTCGTGTGGGCAGTCAGCAGCAAAAAGAAATATGAACAGCCTATCGCATAGGTGATAGGAACAGCCATTACGGGCTACTGATACCGAAAAGGTATTGGTAGCCCTTTTATTTTTCTTTCCAATGCCCTCGGAGTTTTCGGACAGTCCGTGAAAGCTCAGTCTTTTCGGAGATATGAGAAAGGCGAAGACAATGGTTTGACCGCCGTAAGGCGTTGAATAGGCAGAGAAGCCTTAAATCACAAAACGGAGAGAACCGTAAACACAAAGGTATAGTGCGGAGATGCACTCTAAAAAGCGCAGAAAGGAACGATTGTATGGCAAAGATTGATGTTTCCACCATTGAAGGCTTTGCAGATATGACCGCAGAGCAGAAAGCGGAAGCCCTCGCAAACTACGAGTTTCCCGACCCTGATTATACCGGCTATGTGAAGAAAGATGTCTTTGACAAGACTGCTTCCGAGCTTGCGTCTTGGAAGAAGAAGCACAATGAGCTGCTTTCTGAGGAAGAACGCAAGAAGCTGGAAAATGAGCAGATGTTCGAGGAAATGAAGAACAAGCTGGCGGGGTTGGAAAAGGAGAAGACCGTTTCCAGTTACAAGGCGAGTTTTGCCGCACAGGGTTATCCTGAGTTGCTGGCAACCGAAGCCGCTACCGCTATGGCGAATGGTGAGATGGATAAGGTCTTTGCCGCACAGAAGAAGTTTCTGGAACAGTATGAAAAAGATGTGAAAGCCAAGGTTCTGAAAGAAACCCCAAGGCCCCCTGCCGGTGGTAAGGGCGGCGAGATGACCAAGGCTGATTTTCTGAAACTCGACACCAAAGCCCAGTTGGAGTTCATCAAGGAACATTCTGACTGGCAGACAATTTTGAAGTAATTATGGAGGTAAAACATTATGGCTACCTATCTCGGTTTCCCGTTTGACCCTGAGCTGTTTAACTACAACTGGGCAAACGCAAAAGACCCCACTCTGACCGCTATGTTTGAGAGCGGCGCTGTCGCCCCGAACGCAGAGCTGGCACGGCTGATTGCCAACGGCTCTGACTTCTACACCCTGCCCTTCTACAAGATCATCGGCGGCACTCCTGAGAACTACGATGGCGCAACCGACATCACCCTGACCGACCCCGCTGGCGGCGCTCAGAACGGTATCGTGTTCGGTCGTGCGCACGGCTGGAAGGAGAAGGATTTCATCGTTGATTACAACAGCGGTGCCGACCCCATGCAGCAGATCGTGTCTCAGGTGTCCAAGTATTGGCAGAAGCAGCGTCAGTCCATCATGCTGAAAATCCTCAATGCGGTCTTCGACGTGACCGGCAGCGGTGAGTTTGCTGATTGGGCGAACCACACCACCGACCTGTCTTCCGCTTCTACCACCGTTGGTGACGCTAACAAGATGGGCGCTACCACCATCGGTGACGCTATCCAGAAGGCCGTAGGCGACAATCAGGACGCTTTCCAGCTTGTGTTTATGCACAGCAAGGTCGCCACGAACATGGCTGGCCTGAAACTGCTGGACTTCCTCAAGTACACGGACGCAAACAACGTGGAGCGCCCCCTGCGTATCGGCACGGTGAACGGCATGACCGTGATCGTGGACGATGGCTGTCCCACCACCGCAGCGGACACTTCCAAGGCAGCGACCTATACCACCTACGTTCTTGGTCTGGGCGCTATCCAGTACGCTCCCGCCCCTGTGAAGGTTCCTTCCGAGCTGACCCGTGATGCTCTCAAGGGCGGCGGCTATGACGCTCTGGTGACTCGTATCCGTGAAACCCTGCACCCCAACGGTTTCAGCTTCACCAAGCCCACCAGCGGCTACACCGCTTCCCCCACGGACGCTCAGCTTGCGGCTTCCGCCAACTGGTCTATCGTGGCTGACCCCAAGACGATTGCTCTGGCGAAGATCATCACCAACGGCTAAGGAGGTTCACCATGTTCTATGTTTCTGACGGAAAAGTGTATGTGAGGGAGGGAGATCACTTCCGTAACGTGGGCTTTACCGCAAAGGACAAGGTGATTACTCGGCGTGAATTGGAAAATACCTCTGTGGTGATGGGTACGGTGGTTGTTGATACCCTCGACAACCCCGTAGCCCTCACCCGTGAGGAAATCATTACCAAGTTCAATCTGTCCGAGGAAAATCCCATCCCCGTTATCAAGAAGTCCCGCAAGAAGTCCCGCAAGAAGTCCGAGGAACCCGCTGAGTGATAGGAGGTGGAAAGCATGACGGACGCTGAGAAGTTGAAAATGGTGAAAGCCATGACCGGCGAGACAGACGAGGACACGCTTTCCACCTACCTTTCTATCGCCGGAAATAAGGTGTGCCGCAAGGCATATCCCTTTGACTCCACCGTGACCGCTGTTCCTGACCAGTACGCTCACATTCAGGTGGAGATCGCCGTGTATCTGCTGAACAAGCGGGGAGCCGAAGGGCAGACCGCTCACAGCGAGAACGGTATCTCCCGCTCCTATGAAGACGGCGATGTGCCGCCTACGCTGCTGAGGGACATTGTTCCCTTTGCCGCTGTGATGGGAGGTTGAGTACATGAGGACGCTGAACCGCAACAAATCGCCCTTCTGGTATCTGCTGTATGACAGCAAGGTTCCCGCCAAGGACGAGTACGGCAACGAAACCGGCGAGGAACTGGTGGTTTACAAGCCTGCCGTGGCGATGAACGCCAATATCTCGGCGGCGACCGGCTCCGCTCAGGTGGAGCAGTTCGGTAATTTCGCAGGGTACGACAAGGTGATCGTCACCGATGACCTGAGCTGTCCCATTGACGAGAATACCGTGCTGTTCATCGACAAGGAGCCGCAGTATGACAAGGACGGGAAACCGCTCTACGATTACATGGTCAAGCGGGTTGCCAAGTCTCTCAACTCCATTTCCTATGCGGTCAGTAAGGTGACGGTATCGTGAGTCAGACGATCAATGTTCCGCTCTCCGGGAGAGGAATTGAGCGGCTGATACGGGAAACCGAAAACCGGAAGAACCGGCTTCAAGAGCGGACTGCGGTCTTTCTCGACCGGGTGGCGCAGGAGGGCTTAGAGATCGCTTCCGCCAAGTTCGAGCGGGCTGTTTACGATGGCACCAACGATGTTTCCGTGACGGTGGAACCCCGTGGGAACAATGTTCGAGCGGTGGTGGCGACAGGTGGGGCTACCCTGTTTATCGAGTTCGGTACAGGTGTGACCTACCCGGACGATCACCCGGAAGCGGGAGAACTCGGCATGAAGCGTGGCGAATACGGTCAGGGTCACGGCAAGCAACACTCTTGGGGTTATTACGGCGACCCCGGCACGAACGGAGTGCTGAAAGAAAAGAAAAATGGCGGGTTTGTGGTCATCACTCACGGCAACCCCGCCAATATGCCGATGTACGAAACGGTAAAGGAGCTGCAAGACCGGCTCACGGAAATTGCGAAGGAGGTATTTTCATGATTGATGTGGAGAGTCAAATCTACACGCCGATTGCGGAAGCCCTGAGAGCGCAGTTTCCCGGTATCTTGGTCAGCGGTGAGTATGTCAACGCCCCTACCCGTTTCCCCTATGTGAGCTTGGTGGAGCAGGATAACTACACCACGGAAGCTCACATGGACAGCGGCGATACGGAGAGGTTCGCCACGCTGATGTACGAGGTGAATGTCTACTCCGATAAGGCAGGCGGTAAGAAATCCGTTTGCCGAAAGATCATGAGGTTTGTGGACGATCTCATGTACGCCAAGAATTTCCGGCGTATTTCTCTGTCCCCGGTTCCCAATTTGGAGAACGCAACAATTTACCGTCTGGTTGCTCGATACAAGGCAGAAACGGACGGAACCACTCTTTATAGGAGGTAAATGAAATGGCTATTTCCACCTACAAGGTTTTTCTGATGAAGAAGGCCGACACTGGTGAACAGTGGAGCAAGCTGATCGACATTAAGGAGTTTCCTGACCTCGGCGGCGAACCCGAAATGCTGGAAACCACCACCCTGAGCGACAATATGCAGACCTATATCGCCGGTATCCAGTCCCTCGATGGTCTGTCCTTCACCGCCAACTACACGCTGGCTGATTTCCAGACCCTCAAGGCTTTGGAAGGCAAGAAGGTCAGCTATGCGGTCTGGTTTGGCGGCACCGAGAGCGATGGCACTGTTACTCCCGATGGCTCTAACGGCAAGTTCAGCTTTGACGGTGAGCTGTCCGTGTATCCCGTGGGCGGCGGCGTGAACGAAGTGGTGAACATGAACATCACCATCGCTCCTTCCACTCCCATCACTTTCTCTGCAACCTAAGACACCAACAATCGCCGTATTGATAAGGAGGATTTATCATGGCAAAGCAGTTGACGATCAATGACCCTACTACCGGCGTGACCTACACGCTGGAATACACCCGCAAGACCGTTGAAGCGATGGAGAAGAACGGCTTTGTTGCTGCTGATGTGGAGCGCAAGCCGATGACCCTGCTTCCGGCTCTGTTTGCCGGTGCGTTCCTCGCCCATCATCGGTTCGTAAAGCGTGATGTGATCGACAGCATTTACGCTCGTATGAACCACAAGGACGAGCTGATTGCCGCTCTGGTAGAGATGTATAACGACCCCCTGCTGAGTCTGCTGGACGAGCCTGAGCAGGAGGGCAACGAGGGAAACCTGAGCTGGAAGACCGGCTGGTAAGCGACCGATCTTCCAGAAGTGAGGGGGGCGGCGGCGACCATCGCCCCGCTCCCCTTCTCGCTTACACACCAAAGTTTTATGAGGTTTTCCCGTACTATCTTTCCATCGGCATGACCTATGAGCAGTTTTGGGAACAGGATTGCGAATTGGTGAAGTATTACCGAAAGGCGGCGCAGATCAGGCAAGACCTGAGAAATCAAGACGCTTGGCTTCAAGGGGCTTATTTTTACGAAGCTCTCATTGACGCTGCCCCAGTTCTTCGTGCTTTCGCCAAGAAGGGAACCAAGCCCACGCCGTATCGGGAAAGCCCCTATGAGCTGTTCAGTCGGCAGGACAAGAAACAGCAGAAGCAGCTTCAAGAAAAACACGATGACCAAGCCAAGGCATACATGGAAGCCTTTATGGTGTCGGTCAATAAGAAATTTCAAGAGAAAGGTGGTGGCGTAAGTGGCTGACAATGTGGAAATTCAGGGGTTGGAGTTTCAGATCGTCAATGACAGTACGCAGGCGGTCACAGGACTTCAAAATCTGATTAACACGCTCAATCGTTTGAAAACCGCTACCAACGGCGGCGCAACGGGTCTGAGCAAGACCGCTCAGGGTATTCGGGAGCTTTCCAATTCTCTGAAAGGCTTGAACAGCGGTGACGCTTCGCAGAAGATCACCCGGCTTACCAATGCGCTGACCGCTCTGAGTCAGGTTGGAAATGTGAAGATTTCTTCCTCCATCGCCAACCAGCTCACGGCAATCAACACCGCCCTCGCTGGCCTGAAATGGACGGACGGCGACAAGCTGACTTCCCTTGCCAACGGTTTACGCCCTCTCTCCGAGTTGGGTAAGGCCAATATGACCACCTTTATCAATCAGCTCTCCAAGCTGCCGAAGGTGATCGAGGATTTGGAAGCGGCGGATATTGACAAGTTCACACAGCAGATGACCGCTCTTGCCGCCGCCATGAAGCCTTTTGCCGATGAAATGCAGAAGGTGTCCAACGGCTTTTCGGCGTTCCCGTCCAAAATCCAAAAGCTGATTACCAGCACGGAGAAATACAACGCTTCTGCCCGTAAAGCAACCACCACGACCGGGAAGTTCACGAGCGGATTGAAAGCGTTGAATGTCGCCGCTGTTGCAATCACTTTCCGCAAAATCGGTCATTTCATCGCACAGGCGGTCACGGAGTCCAACAAGTACCAAGAAGACCTGAATTTGTTCACGGTTGCCTTGGGGCAGTATGCCGCCGAAGCTCAAAACTACGCTGAAAAGGTATCCGATGTCATGGGTATTGACCCGGCACAGTGGCTCCGCAATCAGGGCGTTTTCAATACGCTGTTGACCGGCTTCGGTGATACAGCAGAACGAGCGCAGCTCATGAGCCAAAACCTGACACAGCTCGGCTACGATATTTCTTCCTTCTTCAATATTTCCATTGAAGACGCTATGCAGAAGTTACAGTCCGGTATTTCCGGTGAGTTGGAACCTCTGCGGCGCTTGGGCTACGATTTGTCGCAGGCACGGTTGGAGCAGACCGCTTTGAACCTTGGTATCAAGGAAAGCGTTGCCAACATGACGCAGGCAGAAAAGGCCGAGCTGAGATACTACGCCATTATGACTCAGGTGACAACCGCTCAGGGTGATATGGCGAGAACGCTGGAAGCTCCTGCAAACCAGCTTCGTATCTTGCAGGCACAGCTTACACAGGCCGCACGAGCGATCGGTAACATCTTCATTCCCGCACTGAACGCAATTCTTCCCTATGCAATCGCTGTTGTTCAGGTCATTCGAGAAATCGCCAATGCCCTTGCCAACCTTGCGGGTTTCAAGTTGACGGAGGTGGACTATTCAGGAGTGAATAGCGCTGCTGTCGGCGCTGGGTCTTTGGCTGATAATCTCGATGACGCTGCCGGTGCTGCTAAGAAGTTGAAGCAGTACACCGCAGGCTTTGACGAGCTGAATGTCTTTGCTCCCAACACGGGAAGCGGTTCCGGGGCGGGTGCTGGCGGCGCAGGCGGATTTGATTTTGATTTGCCCACCTACGATTTCCTTGGTGACGCTGTGCAGACCCGCATTGGTGAAATCAAGAAGATGATCGAAGACACTCTCGCAGAGATCACCACGATTGTTTCCGGCTTTATGCTGGCGGTAGGCGCAATTCTGGTCGTAACCGGTGTGAATATTCCGCTTGGTGTCGGCCTGATGGCGGCGGGTGCGGTCGGCCTTGCGGCTACCGTTGGACTGAATTGGACAGCTATGAGTAGTGAATTGGCAAGTACGCTGGCTCTCATTACAGGTGTTGTCGGTGGCTTCCTGCTGGCTCTCGGTGCAATCATGGCTTTCTCCGGGGCAAACCTTCCTCTTGGTATTGCTCTGATGGCCTTGGGCGGGGCAAGCCTTGTAGCCGCTGCCGTTGTCAACTGGCACAGCAGCGACCAGCACCTTACGAACGCTTTGACCACCTTAACAGGAGTTCTGGCGGGTGCTTCTCTGGCTGTCGGCGCTATGCTGGCCTTTACCGGGGTCGCAATCGGGCTGGGTATTGCGCTGATGGCTGTTGGTGCTGTCACGCTTGTATCTGCCGCAGCTCTGAACTGGAACAGTATCCCGGACGCTCTGGCTTCTCCCCTGTCCAGAGTAGGATTGCTGGTCAGCGGCGCAACCTTGGCGCTCGGCGCTATCCTCGCTTTCTCCGGGTGTATGCCCCTTGGTATTGCGCTGATGGCTGTTGGGGCTACTTCTCTGGTTTCCGTAATGGCTCTCAACTGGAATGGCCTGAGCGATGAAATTCAGAATGTGATCGCCATTATTACCACGGTCGTATCCGTGGCGTTCCTTGCCATTGGTGCGGCACTGGCGTTCTCTGGGGCGAATATCCCGTTGGGTCTGGCTCTGCTGGCGGCGGGGGCGGTCACTATGGGTACGGCGATTATGCCGAACTGGAATGACCTCTCCGACAATGTTCAGCAGAAGATCAGCATGATTACCACTGTTGTCGGCGGCGCACTCTTGGCGGTCGGCGCTATCCTTGCTCTGAGCGGAGTCGCCCTTCCTCTTGGCCTTGGCTTGATGGCGGCTGGTGCATTGAGTCTTGGTGCTTCTGCCGCTCTGAATTGGGATTTTGTTGTCAATTCCATTAAGAAGGTCGTATCGGTCATCACGGGTATTCTCAGCGGCGCATTGATCGTTCTCGGTGTCCTGCTGTGCCTGAGCGGTGCGGGTGTTGGTCTTGGCCTTGCGGTATTGGCAGCGGGTCTATCCCTGTCGTATGCGGCATGGACGCTGGACGATAACCCCATCACTCGCTTTGTGCGACAGATGGCAAACTCCATCATTGGACTTGTGAACGGTGTCATTGACGCAATCAATGATATGTTTCACATTCAATTCGATGGTCTGACTGTCATGGGTATCACGCTTATTCCGGCGTTTGACATTCGGCTGGTCAATATTCCGCACATTCCGTTTTTCGAGGACGGCGGCTTCCCGAACGAAGGACAGCTCTTTATCGCCCGTGAAGCGGGTGCGGAAATGGTCGGTGCGATGGGACGCAGAACGGCGGTTGCCAACAATGACCAGATCGTTGAGGGTATCTCCGCTGGCGTGTCCATCGCCAACGATGGTGTGATTGCCGCTATCTACGCCCTGTTGAATGTTGTGGAAGAAAAGGATATGTCCGTTGTCATTGGCGACAATGAAATCGGTCATTCCTACGACCGCTACAAGGAGAAGCGTGGTCGGCAAGTATCTACTGGCGTGTTCGCCAATGCCTACTAAGGAGGGCTGAGGAAATGCAAAGTTTCATTACAATCAATGGCACAAAATTTCCTCAGCCCCGCAGGGGCTTAGAGCTGCTGTCTGCCACTATCGTAGACTCCGCCAGAAATGCCAACGGTGTTGTGGTAGGCCAGAAGGTCGGCAGAGATCAACAGAAGCTCAACAACCTCTTTTGGGGCTACTTGACAGCGGAACAGTGGTCTGCCATGTTGCAGATTTTTGACAAGAACTTCTTTGTGACGGTCACTTATCCCGACATGGTGAACAACCGCTGGACAACCCGAAAGATGTACCCCGGCGACCGCACGGCGACCCCGTACCATCTTGACCCGAACACGGGGCTTCCTGCGGACTACATCAACTGCAAAGTCAACATCATTGACTGCGGCGAACCGTTCTAAGGAGGTGTAGCCGTGAAACAGGTAAGCAACGCTTACAAGCTGTCGATGAAATCTTTGCTCCGTGAGCAGTCCTTTGTGGAGATCACCTTCTCTCAGGTGGACACGGCAGCGGCAACAGATGGTAATTGGGTCAGCAACGGGGCGCAGAACTATTCTGAGTTCGACACGCTGGACTACGGATATGATTATCAGGAGTCCTATGCGGCGTTGGAGCTGAACCGGTGGGCGCTGGACGGGAATACGGTCATCGTTCCTCCTTCCGGGACGATGTATGACGGCTTTGTTTCGAGCCACATGAGTAACGCTGAGGGCAAGTTTACCACCCCTGCGGTACTGACCCGTGCTTTCAGCAATCCTCATACCTTCCCCGGTATCACCCTAACTTTTGACACTCGCTATCAGGAATGGCCTGACACCGTGACGGTTGATTTCTACCTGAATGGGACGGTGCTGGAAAGTCTGACCCTTCCCGTAGAGGGAACAGAGTTGGTCATCAACACGAAGGTCGCTTCTTGTGACAAGATCGTGTTGACAATGGGGAACACCCTTCCGTACCGCCGACCTCGGTTGCAACAGGTTCTCTACGGTGTGCAGAAGAAATTTGGAAATGATGACATTGTTTCCATCAAGGAGTCTCACGATGTAGACCCGCTCTCCCGCAGACTGCCGCAGGAAACCATGCAGTTCGTTCTTTTGGACTACGAACACAATTATGACCCGGATAACCCGAAAGGCATTTATGCCTATCTGGATAAGAAGTCACCGATTTCTCTCCGATACGGTTATATGCTTCCCACGGGCAAGGTCGAGTGGCTGAAAGCGGACAAGTATGTGTTGAACAGCAAACCGAAAGCTGCCAAAAATCAGGCCACCTTCACAGGGACAGGTCTGGTTGGAAGTCTGACCGGAACCTTCTATAAGAGCAAGCTCGGTTCCAAAAACTTCTATGACATGGCTGAGGAAGTGCTTTTGGACGCAGACCTGACACTGACAGCGCAGGGTACGCACCCGTGGGTGATTGACCCAACCTTGAAGCAGATGTTCACTACGGCGGCGCTTCCTATTGACTCGCACATGAACTGTCTGCAACTGATCGCTCACGCCTGCCGCTGCCGCCTGTTTACAGACGATGACAATATCATTCACATCAAGCCTTTTGGCGTGACTGTGGTTGGTATTTACAGCGGCGTATGGGCAGATAACGGTCATCTGTGGTACAGCGAGTGGGACACTGTTGACCGTGGCAATAAGGTCGGCAACACCTATGCGGCATTGGAACTGAACCGCTGGACACTGGACGGTGGAGATCAGGTCATTGTCGAAGACACCGACCCCTCCGGTCGAGGGTTTATCAGTGAAGCGATGACTGCGGCAGATGGCACCTATACCACGAAGCCGACCTTCACCAAGACCTTTGATGTTTCTCACGATCTTCCCGTGCTGGCGCTCCGTTTTGATACTCCCTTGGACGAGTACCCCACCTCTATTCAGGTGAAGTATTATGCCGGGACGAAGCTGCTGGACACGCAGACTGTGAAGGGTATTACTTCTGCGGAGGTGTTTGTCAACAGCGAAGCGGCGATTGATTGTACCAAGATCGAGGTAACGATGGACGGTGGCCTGCCGTACCGCCGTATGCGGGTGAGCAAGCTCTACTACCGTGAAACGGACTTCACGCTGGATTTTGACTCGATTGACAAGGACTCCCAATCCATCGCAAAGATCGACCAGCTTAAAGCGGTATCTGTCGCCAAGTATGCGTACACGGCGGCAAACGACACCACCAAACTTTTCGAGGGAACGACCACCGAAACTCAGCTTCATGTCGAGTTCTCTGGTCTTGCACGAGATGTTTCTATCTCTGTTTCTGGCGGTTCGTTGGTATCCTCCAACATTTACGCCAGAGCTGCGGATTTGGTGTTATCCTCCGGCACTAAAACCGTAGTCATTACCGGCAAAACTCTGTCTGAGAACTCGGTGGTCGTTTCCTATCCCGTGGCTCTCGATGGAGAAATCGACAAGGAGGAAAACCCCCTTATCACCAACGATACGATGTGCGCCGCTCTTGCCGATCAGGTGAAAAAGTATCTGCAAATGAGAAACACCTATCAGGTAAGCTACCGTGGCAATCCTGAGTTGGAAGTGGGCGATGTGATTGGCTTGCAGACGCTCTACACCGATGAAATGGACGCATTGATCTTGGTGGACGAGATCACATTTAACGGCTCTCTGAGCGGAAAGTTGAAGGTGAAAGGTCTGATATGAGTATTATTGATAATCTCGTCTACGACCGCACACAGGCCGATGTAGACAGGGTTTTTACCCTGAAAAACAAAATCCTCACGGAAGGGCTTTCGAGCCTTTCCGCTGAGGAAAAGACCGAGTACATGGCTGGTATGAAGGGTGCTTACAATTACGGGGACATGAACCGTGTGGGGCAGGCGGTCGCTTATATCGCCAACCGCATGACTTCTCTCCCCGGACAGTTGGCGGCATACCGAGCGGAGAAAGGAGTCGCTGATGACCCGATCTACCAAGTTCCGTATGACCCTTCCTCGGTGGTGGTTGCGGCAAAGACGAATTGGGCGATGGGTGATACGCCCACCCAATCTCTCGTGAAAGCCTACTTGAACAACCTGACGGTTCTCCGAAAGCAGCTCACGCTTCCCCCGGACGCACCGCTGGTTCCGAGCAGTCTGGACAATCTCACTTTTTCTACGGCAAACAACATTGAATATCTCCTGTATGTCATCGACACAACGCTGACCGAGGTGGAAACCGAGCTGTATTCCAAGATCGACCGTACGGTGGACGCTTTCGCCTATGTTGGTCTGTATAACTGCGGAGAGTAAGGAGGAAATTTCATGAAAGATACTGTCATCAAGGGCAACGGTAAGTCCCGTTCTATCAAGGCTCCTACCGATATGCCTGCAACCTTTGAGGAATGGCGCACACAGCTTCTCGCCGGAACCGCTACCCTCGACATTGGTCTGAACGCCGCAGGCTGTGATGTGGTCGGCACAGCCATGAGCAAGGCAAATCTGCTGTCCGACACCACCAAGTCGGCACTGGAACTGAGCGGCAGCGACCCCACGGTGAATGACGCTCTGTATGCTCTGAGCCAGAAGGGTTCTCCCGCCGAAGTTCATGTTATGGCAGACAGCGGTACAACCGTTACCATGAGCAAGGGGGGTAAAACGCTGACCGCAACGGCACAATCGAATGGTTATGCCGTGCTTTATCCGACCGAGCTGGGTGACTGGACTATCGTGTATGTTTTCAACGGTAGTCAGAAGACCAGAGTTTATACGCTGGAAGTCATCGGTATCGTGTATATTTACCCCTTTGTGGTGGGCGACACTTTGAACGATACCACTTGGGACAACATCGCAATCGTGTCTAAATTGGGAAAGGCACAAGATTATTGGAAGGTAGGCGACACCAAAACGGTTGCCGTTAATGGGGTCAACTACCAGTTCCAGATCATCGGTTTTGACCACGATACCTTGACTACCAAGGACGGAACTCGTACCAAAGCCGGTATCACTTTCCAGATGGTCGATTGTTTGAACACGACCTATTCCATGAATGGCTCCAATACAAATAGCGGTGGTTGGAATGGTTCCACCATGCGTACCTCCACAATGGCAACGCTGCTGAACCAGCTTCCTGCCGCTTTGAAGAATGTTTTGAAGTCTGTAAACAAGCTGTCTGGCACAGGCGGCGGGTCTACATCTGGAACGCAGACCACCCACGACAAGCTGTTTCTTTTGTCCGAAGTAGAAATCTTCGGCACTACAACTTATTCTGTACCCGGCGAAGGTACTCAATATGCGTATTACAAAGCCGGAAACAGCAAGGTCAAAAAGGTCAATGGTTCTGCGAGTCTCTGGTGGGAGCGTTCTCCTTATTCCGGCAGCACCGGCAACTTCTGTAGTGTGGCCGGCAACGGCGACGCCAACAGTTACTTCGCCAGCAACTCCTTTGGCGTGTCCTTCGGCTTCTGCGTTTAATCCCCGGTTTCATCAACATCAATCCCGCCCCGTCAGGGGCGGTGTAAGAAAGGAATGTTGGCGTGTCAGTCATCAAAGCTATGCGTGGCGAAAGCTCCATGCAGTTCATCGAAACCGCCAGACGGTTAGAGCTTCACGCTTTCTCCGTCTGCACCAAGGCTCCTAAAAGATACGCACCTCTGCTGACAAACCGTATCTTCGAGCTGGCTTCCACGGTTCACGAAGAAGTCCGAGCGGCGAACAACATCTACCCGCACAATCAGCATGAAGCGCAAATGCGGCGAGATCACCTGATTAACGCCAACATCGCCCTTCAAAATCTCAGCCCGAAGTTGACTTTACTCTATGACGCTATTCTTCAAAACCCTGAAAAATGTCCGTGGATTGACCACGCCATGAAGGAATTTGGAGAGTACATCACGGACGAAGCACAGCTTATCTCCAAGGTTCGGAAAGCTGACCATGAGAGGTATAAAGACCTCCCCGCATGAGTTTTTCATTGGGTCAAGCCCTGTAATTGTTACCGTTTCTGCGAACAACTGGTGGGAGCGTTCTCCTAATTCCGGCAACACCAACAACTTCTGTAATGTGAACAACAACGGCAACGCCAACAATAACAACGCCAGCAACTCCAATGGCGTGTCCTTCGGACTCTGCAACTTCGCATAGGTCAGTCGTAGTAACCCCTTTGGGCGAAATCAGTACCTTTTGCAGAGGGAGGGCTTGTTCCCGGCTACCAAGCCAAAACACCCCGTCCGATGTAGTCAGCCGGACGCTTCTTGCATGGTGAGCGATTGTACGGTAGCTCATTTCATGGCTGGTACTACAAGCAGTTAGAACCCGTACCCGACAATAAGACTGTACGGAGGGGAACCTTCTATGACAAGTGAAGAACGGAGAGAAGCCCGTTATCAGCGCAGGAAAGCCAAGCGGGACGAAGCTCGTCTGCGGCGAAGCAAAGAATGTGGTGATTTCGACGAAGTCTTTTCGTTCAGACACCTTTACCTTTCCGGGAAGAAATGCTGTAAGGGTGTCTACTGGAAAAACTCAACTCAGCGGTATATCGGCAATATCATTCCGATCATCGCAAAAACCCATCGGGAACTTCAAAACGGAACCTTCAAGCACCGTGGTTTTCACGCTTTCACCATCATGGAGCGAGGGAAGAAGCGGTATATCCGATCAGTCCATATCACGGAACGAGCGGTTCAAAAGTGTCTGTGTGACTACTGCTTGGTTCCCATCTATTCGGCCTGTTTCATCTATGACAACTCCGCCAGCTTGAAACACCGAGGTATGGACTTCGCCCTGCGCCGTATGACCTGTTATCTTCAACGACATTACAGGAAGTACGGTCTGGAAGGAGGGGTTCTGCTTTACGATTTTCACAGCTTCTTTGACTCAGCTCCACATGAGCCGCTGTTCCGTGAAGCCGACCGCAGACTTCATGACCCGAAAATCAGAGAGCTTGCGAACAGCTTTATTACGGACTTCGGTTCTGTGGGCTTGGGTCTTGGCAGTCAGGTGTCTCAGACGAACGCCCTCATGCTTCCCAATATGATCGACCACTATTTCAAAGAGGTCTGCCGTATCAAAGCCTATGAGCGATATATGGACGATGGTGTGGCAATCAGCCCTAACATTGATGACCTGTATCTCTGTATGGACGGGTTAAAGATTATCTGCGAGAAGTGCGGTCTGGAACTGAACTTGAAGAAGACAAGGGTTATTCCCCTGAGAGATTATTACCGCTGGTTGAAAACGAGGTTCATCATCACACCGACCGGCAAGGTTGTTCGGAAGATGAACAGGGACTCAACAAAAATCGTTCGACACAAGCTCAGGGCTTTCCGAGGAAAGCTCGACCGGGGCGAAATGACCTTGGCTGACATTCGGTGTTCCGTAGACTCCTACAACGGTCACATGAAGCGAGGTCACAGCTTCAAGGTGCGGCAACGCACCAATCAGTATTTCAAATCATTGTACGGGTTCTACCCGGACGAGAAAGGTTGGAAAAGCCATGTATAAAATCATCAAGAAGGACGCAGTTCTCGGCATTGTGAGCAATCTAACTTGGGTATGTATGCAGGAAAACGGCTGCTACGGCCTGACGGTCGAGGACAATGCACAGGGTATTGCATTGAACGGCGCCGTGTACCATGTCAACGGACACCCCGAACTGGACGGTGCTGAAACGGTTTCGGTCGAAGAAGTGGACGATGGCGTTTACGCTTCCAGTCTGACCGCTCTGCTGACTGACCCGAACGACATTCGTAATTCTGAGCAGTTCCGCAAGGCTGTTCAGATGTTCGCCAAAAGCCTTGACGAAGACTCTGCGATGATGATTGCAACCATCTACGACCCCTATCAGGTCGGTCATGCCTATGCTGTTGGTGATTATTTCACCTACGGTGTGAACGGTGTAGGCGACCCGCAGCTCTACAAGGTGGTACAGGCGCACACTTCCCAAGCAGATTGGAAGCCTGACACACTTCCCGCTCTCTACACGCCGATTGGCCTGACCCCCTCCGGCTACCCCGTGTGGACTCAGCCAACAGGCGCTCATGACGCTTACAATAAGGGTGACATCGTGAGCTACAACGACAAGCTGTACCGCAGTCTGATTGACGGGAATGTGTATTCCCCGGACGCTTATCCCGCTGGCTGGGAAGAATACACCGGCAAGTAAGAAAGGGGGCAGGACATGAGTGACGCAATTCTGGTCGCTATTATCACGGGTGGTCTGAGCCTGCTTGGTATCATCTACTCGTCCGGCAAGTCTGCCAGCAAGGTTGACGCAAAACTGGACAAGCAGCAGGCGGTCATCGAAACCAAGTTGAACGAACTAACCCGTGAAGTGCGGGAACACAATAATTTTGCAAGGCGTGTACCTGTGGTTGAAGAACAGATCAAGGTCATCAACCACCGTATCGAGGACTTGGAGGGCTTTCACAAGCCTGCATGACCCGAAAGTAAGGTGAAAAAGGTGAGCAATCGGGTCAAAATCCCTATAACTTTCTCTTAGTACGTGCGTATTAGAGGGAGTTTATAGGAAAAACGCCCGATTACTCACCTAACTCACCTAAATTAAAAATTGGAGGTAAAAATTATGCTCGAAACCATTTTGCACAACCTGACAAACATCGGCTGGGCTATGCTGATTTTTCTGTGTGCCTACCTTTCCAATGTATCCTTTTCTCTGTATTACAACATCAAAGTCCTGCTGGAACCGTTCAGCAAGGAAAAGCTGATAAACTCCGGCTTGAAGATCACCGCTTTTGTCTGTGGTCTGACCCTGCTGTGTGTGGCTATTACCACACTGCCGCTGTTTGCGGATATGGTCGGGTGGGAAATTCCGACTGAGTATGTGGATATTTTCAGTAATTTGGTGATTATTGGTGCGGTACTCATGGTGTCCTGCAAGTACATCGCAGAAGCATTTACGAAGTTCAAGGCCATTTTGGACGCTACCAAGGAGGACAAGAGCTATGATGAAATCAAGTGAACTGGTCGCCAAGGTCGTTGATATTGCCAAGCACTATAAGACCCTGTATGTCATGGGGTGCTTTGGTGCGCCGCTGACCGACACAAACAAGTCTCGGTATATCAAGAACCACCCCTACAACATGGCGGCAGCTCGTACCTCTATGATTATGGCGGCGACCCCTGACACCTTCGGCTTTGACTGTGTGAACCTTATCAAAGCCGTTTTGTGGGGCTGGACTGGTGATAAAACCAAGTCTTACGGCGGTGCGAAGTACGCCACCAACGGCGTACCTGACGAGGGCGCTGACACCATGATTAAAAGGTGCAAGGACGCTACGGCTTCCGGGTGGGACAAGGTTGACCCCGGTGAGGTGGTGTGGACTACGGGACACATCGGTGTGTATATCGGAAATGGTCTGGCGGTCGAGTGTTCCCCTCGTTGGGCGAACAATGTGCAGATCACCGCTGTCGGCAACATCGGGAAAAAGAACGGGTACAATACCCGTATGTGGAAGAAGCACGGACACCTCCCCTATGTGACCTACGACAAAACTGTGACCCCTACGCAGCCCGAAACGGTCAAGCCTGTTCCTACCACCGAGGTCAAGGCAAAGGGTGTCGCACGGTCTTTCAATAAGGCTGTGGCAGGCACTTACACTGTGACCGCTGGTGCTGGCCTGAATGTTCGTGACGCTGCCGGGACGGACAGTAGAGTGCTGGTGACAATCCCCAAGGGAACCACCGTCAAGAATTACGGCTACTACACCGTTGTAAACGGCGTTAAATGGCTCTATGTGGCTTTCTCGCACAAGAGGGTAAATTATACTGGCTTCGTGCACGAACGCTTCCTGAGTCGCTGAGAGGGCTTCCTATGGGTGGTAAACGAGTGCAACCTAAGCAGAAGAAGAAAAGAATGAAAAAGCGCACGAAGTTCACGATCTTGTCCATCTTTAATCTGACTTGGTACGCCGTTGTGGTTCTGATTTTGAACGCCTGCGGTCACACGGTTGACACGGAATTGACGGTCGGCTGGTTTGCGGCTTGGACTGCCGAACTTGCCATTCTGTACGGCATTAAGGTCAAGTCAAAAGAAACCTCAGACGAGGACGCTCAGGGGTGAGAAAATGCAAGTGCTGAAAGAAATCACGCTCGACAAGGTTATCAATCTCTATGAGGGTCAAGTCGTTCATAACAAAAAGCAGCTCATTGAATGGGACGATCATCGCCGTACTCCACTCTATGAGCTGAAAGAACGAACTCTGGCTCAGGACAAGATGATCTTGGGTGCGCTGAAATGCGCCAGAGCGAACGGGTATTCCGGCGAAGAATAAAAGAAGACACTCCCTACCAATTAAGGTAAGGAGTGTCTTTTGGTTTGAACGAATACCGTTCCCCACACAATAATCAGACGATTTCGAGGACTTTTGGTACGCCGTGAGGGATTCGAACCCCCGGCCTTCTGGTCCGTAGGTTGTCTCACGCACAAATCGGAGTCATTTCGGCTCCGATTTGTGCTTTTTGCCGCTGTTCGTTCGGCGGATTTTCCATTGTTTCCGTCCAGACCTACCCGTTCCAATCCTATTCTGGGTCAAAAGTGGGTCAAACACGGTGCATTCGCACCCACTCCAACAGCGTCTCGTCGTCCATCGCGCCGGAGGCGACAGCAAGACCGACCTCGACGACCTCATCATTAGTGCAGTCCAGCCGAATACCATTGACCTCCAGAGCAGAATTGACTTACGATTGAGCGAGGAAGTCCGGGCAGAAAACTGTTCGGACTTTTCTCATATATTCCAAAGTTGCGATAGAATTGTTCACGAGTTTTATGGTATAATTTGAATGCGAAAAATCGTAGAATTGGAAGTTGGTAGGAGGTTGCTTTATGAGCCTTGATAGGAAAATAAATCGCATTCAATTTCTCTCAGGAAATTCGTTAAAGGTTATTGCTGTACTGACAATGCTTATTGACCATCTATGTAAAATTGTGCTGCAATGGCTGCTATCAAACTACTGGGGGGCTATGGCAGATAACGGGCAAATGTCGTGGGAGAGATTCCGAGAGATAGATTATTTCATACGGTTTGATTTGCAAAGCATTGGGACGATTGCTTTTCCGCTATTCTGTTTTTTGCTGGCAGAAGGATTCCAACACACAAGAAGTAAAAAACGCTATATTGGGCTGATGCTTGCATTTGCCCTTATTTCGGAAGTTCCATTTGACATAGGTTTCTTTAATGCGTATTCACGAATGGAAGGTACATTTCCGTTTTACTTGAAGTATCAAAATGTATTTTTCACCTTGTTTTTAGGCTTATTGACATTGGTATGCCTTGAAAGATTTTCGTGTAAATCAGACCTACCGGTGGATAGAATAAAATCAGCAGTCCTGCAAGTTCTCAGTGTAGTGCTTTTTTCCGGCATTGCGGAAGGAATCCATTGTGACTACGGTATGCAGGGGATCTTATTCATATCAGCATTTTATATTTGCCGTAATCACCGAATCTATCAAGTGTTGCTGTTCCTTTTGGCTTACATGGGGACAACGGGGAATCAACCGCCTTTATGTACGCTTCTTGCCTGCTTGCTTATTCTACTATACAACGGAAAGCGTGGTAAACTGAAGCTAAAATACTTTTTCTATGTTTTTTATCCAGCACATATCCTTGTCCTGTATTTGATTCAGGTAGGACTCGGAAAATACTTACTGAAATGACTAATTGCAGTTTGTCATACCGAGATTAACAAGTAAATACGGAAAAATAGACCGTTGACACACATCGTCATGTGAAAAAGTCGGCGGTCTTTTTTACTCATTTTCAAAAAAGGAGGTCAAGCACAATGACAAAACCGAAAACCCTTGAACAGTTCCGAGCCGACAAGGAACGAGCCGAGACGCAGCTTGCACAGGAACAGCACAAGCTGGAGCGTCTGGAGAACAGAAAGAAGTATCTGGAACAGGGCGTACAGGCCGCAATTTCGACAGAAACGGAAAAGATCACGCAGCCCAGCGGGGCCGCGACGCCTTCGGGAGCACCCACGACCAAGCCCCAAAAGCGGCAAAGTTTGCCGTTCTACCCCCTGGCCACGCAGGGTTTCCGAACCGTGTGAAACGCTCCGAGGGTAGTGATACCACCCCCACCTCGCACGTTCAGAAAGTACTGCGCACAGAGTGAAAAAACAGCAACATCACCAAGTTGCAAACAGATCACGCAGCCCAGCGGGGCCGCGACGCCTTCGGAACAGCGACGCGCATAAGCGCATCGCTGTTCCGAAGGCTTTCTGCGTTCTTCAGGAGCGTCTCCGACCAAGCCCCAAAAGCGGCAAAACTTGCCGTTCTGGTACCCGGCCCGGGGATGTTGGTGAACGTGCGGAACGCTCTGAGAGTAGTGATACCACCCCCATCCGAAACGCCCCCTGTTTCGCCGTGTGAGCCGCTGTGTGCGATCCTTCTCCGAAAGCCGAGTGTGTACCCACTTTCACCCGTGAAAGCGAACGTGGGCCATT